AGCGTCTGCGTGAAGCCGTCGATAACGAGCTGCAACTTGCTCTGATAAATCTTCGCGCTCTCAGACCCAAAGTTCTGAAGCGTCACAGAACCACTATAGCTGATCCAGTAGTTTTTCTTTGATACAAGATCTATCGTCGAGACGCTATATGTAACGCCACAAGCCACCATCTGCACACCCACAGTACCCGTAGTTTGTCCGCCACTCGGTCCGATGGCGTAACACACCACACCTGCCGCGTTCGTAAACTGCAAGTAGGGCAAACCGTCTATAAGGCCGAAGAAGGCAGTTGCACCGCTCAGTCCACTCAGGGCCGTGAACGCGCCGTCCTTGATGATAGCTGTCAGGCTACCGTCCTTCGACACACTCTTCAGTGACCGCGCTTCAAGGTTTCCGTCCTCGTCCACACCAAAACTCTTCTCACCGTGATTGTTCCTGAGCGTAAACTTGTCTGCCGTCATGTCGATCGTGCCGTTTTTGATGTCATAGCCAGTGGCCAGCAGCGCACGCGACGACACATCGGCATAGGAGGCAGGGGTCCAGCCATTGTAGGTGCCGCTCTCATCAAGCATCAGCTTGCAGCAGCGGCCTCTTCCGTTCTTTCTCACGGCAAGCTCCACCCTCACGTTGTTGCAGCTCGCTTCTGTATCGCCTGTCTTGAAGGTAGCCTTAAACATCTTCCAATCATGTGTTTCGTTCGCTGTCGCAAGGTTCAGATAGCAGAAGTTTGTGTCTTGGCCGATGCTGAGATACATGACATCATCCAGATCGCCATCGGCTCTCGCCCAAACGCTCGCCGTATAGTAGGTTTTGGGTTTCAGAACCACACCTTTCCATACGAGGCCGCTCCATGTCGTATCTGTCGCTCCCTTTTGGTTTATCACCATCGCTCCCGTACCTTCAAGACCACCTAAAGGCAGTATGGTGCAAGGGAACGTGTCGGGACGTTGCTGTGTCACGTCCGTCTCTCTGTTAAACGCCGTACCTGGCAGCACATTCAACCGTCCAACCGTCTCCTGTGCCACCTTTGCAGATATGCTCTTTGCTGTCTGCTCTATCTTGGAGGTATATTTCGTAAGCACGTTGGGAGCCTCGCTCTGCAAGTCCTGTTGCAGCTCGCCAAACTCGCTCTTCAGTCCTCTTACGCTCGTCTCTATCCCGCCCCACACCGTGCTCATCTCCACGTTCACGGCGATGGTATGGCTAAGTGTCGTGCTTCCAATATTGATAGTCACTGTTACAGAGCCTGTCGTGAAGGGATAGGTCACGCCGCCTGCCGTATAGGTAGACATGCGCGTCACCTTAACCAGACCAGAGCCTCCCACTGTCGGCCCTGTTGCCGTACAGTTCTCTGTGCTCGCCACCATTATCCTGCACCTCGCCGTAATGTCAAGATTACCTTTCAGCACCTTCACCGTAGACGTGTTGTTCTTCGATGTGTCCGCAGCAAACTCCGTGTCCGACACCTTCCTTATGCCGAGCGTAATGACCGACGGCGTAGCTGTCACGGTGTAGCCGTTGGCTCCGTCCACGCCGTCCTTGCCGTCCACGCCGTCCTTGCCTGGATCTCCTTTGTCTCCCTTATCGCCGGGGTCTCCCTTCTCACCCTTTTCGCCAGGCACGCCACCCGTCAGGTCCTTCCTCCACACCGTGCTCCCGTCCGTAGGCTCTTCCGTGGTGCTGCTGTCTTCCGCAACAATGCAGGTCCATATTGCGTTGTTGTGGCTCACTTGGTCATAGTAATAATAGACCTCGTTCTTGTCCCACGCACCGCGGAAGTTGACCAGCGTAATCGGTGTGCCGCTCGCGCTTATCCATTTAAATCTTGAGCTAAGGAACACCACCTCCTCGGGAGAGAGTATAAACACCGTGTTGCTGTATTTGTTGTTGGCAGCACTGTGCTTATAGTCCACGATGCTGTGCAGCGAAATGATGTTGGGCACGCTCCCCTCGCTTCCCGTCGTCTGGAGCATCATCACGTTCGTTCGTGAAGCGTCGTTATTTATTGATCGCGGGTCGTCCTCGCCAAACTGCCTGTGCCCGTCAAGCACAATCACGTCGCCAGCTTGAGGTATATCGTTTGTCTGCACATCCTCGCAGTCGGTAGCCGAGAGCACCACCCACGCAAATTTCTTCCCGTTGTACAGGTCGTTACCCTCGTCATCCGTTATCGTCACGTTCTCGCCGCTCACACCCTCGACAAGTCTCCAATAGCTACGGTTGCCCACACCTTCATAGTTGCCCGCGGCAACGTTGAAAGTCTGGCAACGCGCCTGGTCAAACGGCCGCCAGCCGTTCTGTGTCGCTGTCGTGCCGTCGTCGGCAAGAATGTAGCAACGCCAGCCGATAAACTTTCCTTTTAGATACTCCTCCTTCACATATACTATCTTGCTCGACGCACCGCTCAGATAGACGTTGCCGCCCACGCTGCTCAGTTTCCGTATCTCCAGCTCAGTGAAGATAGCCTTGCCCCACACCATAAGGTCGGTCACGCTGAGCGTAAACTTGCCGTTCACGCCCTTCGTAAAGCCGAAGCCCCGCTGAAGCAGCGCATCAAAGTCCTTGCTCTGCAACGCCTTCAGCACCACGTCACCGAGCAGGGCATCGCCGCTCCCTCCGTCAACATGGGGCGTGTTCGTCTTGTCGCTCCCCGTACCGAAGAACGTATCGCCCTGTAGTCGTGCGTCGCCACGCGCCGTCAGCTTGTTTGTCTCCGCGTTGCCCTCGCTGTCCATGTTGCCACCGCTCACGCCTTTCTTGTATGATCCTGCCGTCAGACCTTTCTCGAAGCCTAAGAGCCCTTTGGCTGTGTCGTCCTTGGTCTTCGAGAGAAAGAGCTTGCCGCCTTCGCTCTCCACGATGCTGCGCGTCTGCGCTATCGTCAGACCGCCGCCACCACCGCCGTTGCCGCCGATAAGCGTGGTGATCTGCTCTTGCATCTTTTGCAGAGAGCCCACCTCCTTGTCTTCGCGAAGGGTTATGTCGTAGGTCGGTATCTTGCCGTCTTCTTCTCTTATCGTGAGCTGACTGATTGTCACGGCACCGTCTATGCCGAGGTCTTCGTCTTCAAACAGCATGATGTCGCCTTCTTTCAACGTGTCGTGAAGGCTCTTCGTGGCACCTGTCGTGTCAAGAAGCGACGCTCTGTGCTGCTTGGCCATGAAGATCTCGTCCACCTTCGGCTGGTAGGTGTAGCGGGTGTAGTCGTTGGCTAACAGCCATCTTATCGCGGCCCACAGCAGCTTCACCGACGCGGCCTCTACATATTCTTTCGGCATCTCTATGCCGACAAGCACAAAATGGTCGCCTGCGTTGATCTGAAAGTCTCTGTAAGGGTAGTATATGCCGCCGTCCTCGTCGCGCTGCATCGTCACAACCCAGCGCCCGTCTTTCTTCTCGCAACCGCTGATCGAGAAGCTGCGGCCCGCACACATGCCGTCTTTCATGACCATGCTGAAGCCGTCGCTCTTCAAGTCGTTCAGGTCCATGTCGAGGGAACTGCTCAACGTCACGCTGAAACCGGGCACCGTCTGACCTTCTTTGAACACGCCGTTGTCGTCCACCGATGAGCCTGTGGCGATCTCGTCAACGCGCACACCGCCCACGGTCATCTCTTCAAGCGTCGGGTATATCTCTTCTATCTTGTTCTTCACGTCGTCGTTGTCGAAGAACACGCTGCCCGAACGCACGCCTATCATATCGGCGTTGCCCGACTCTACCCACGGCCTGTCTTTGTCCGTGGAGAAACGCAAGGTGGCTCCTGTCGGATTAAGTGCTTTTTGGGTCGCCGCGTCTTGGCTGTCCCACCACTCCTGCAACGACTGGTTGGGGAAACCGGGCAGCATCAGCTTGTCACAGGCCATGTTGTTGGGCAGATTGGCGGTTGCCGTACTCTTGTGGTCGTCGGGAAAGTTGTCGGCGGTCACGCCACGGGTGAAATACAGTCGCGATCCGCCCTTGGCGGCGGCGCTCACTCTCTGTAACAGGCTGCTTGGGTTCTCGCTGCTCTCGCGCAGCTCTATAAGGCATTTGTCGCCGTCGGTGCTGCCGTCGTTCTTCCGCACCGTGCCGGTAACGGTCTCCCCGTTAACGCTCATGTCTATGGCGTAGACACCGGGCTTGCCTGTCACAAGCAGACGGAAATAGGCCGACAGACTCGCGCTGTTCAGGTCGGTAACGATGTCCACACCTGTAACGTGCGCGTCGCTCCCTTGGGTTATGTTCCACACGTTCCTCGCGTTCGCCCACACCTCGATGTTCAGTGTCGCATAGTAGCGTGTCGGAAGGTTCTTGCTCGATCCGTAGGCACGGAGACGGGTCACAATCTTCTGGTCCGAGTCCGACGATTGCTCTATCTCGTACAGACCTTTGCCTTTGCCATATTTGAAGATGTTGGCGGTCGGCAGGCCTGCCGTGCCGATGAACACCTCGCGCCCTCTGACGATAAAGTTCACGTCAAACTGGCTGTTCACCAACGACAGGCCGTCCCACAGGCTTTGGTTGTTTATGCTCACCGACGTCGAGTCTATGACGGTGTCTTCTATGCCTGTCCCTCCTGCCGCCGTGGTCTTGCCGCCGTATATCTCTTCCCAGCGTCTCGCGTCGCAGCCGCGCAGCTTGCTCCTCTGCCAGTTACGCGAGTAGAGCTTCCACAGACCGCTGCCTATCTGCTCGTTCAGGTTGGCCTGAAGGCGGTCAAGCAGGTCGTCTAAGCTTTCTATGTAGAAGCTGAAGGTTGGAAGGGCTGTGTAGTGCAGATTGTTGTCTTTGGTCAATACAACGTCCAGAAAGTCGCAACGCGCAAGCTCGTCGCTCATCGAGTTGAACACGACGCTGTCATACTTGAAGGAGTCGCCTAACGCGCCGCTCCGCCCTTGCTTCACCTTGCCGGGGTCATAGTTCAGCTCAAAGCGCTCGCCTCGGTAAAGGAGCCAGTCGCCGATGGAAAAGTCTATGGCGGTGGGGGTCGCAAAGTTTATGGTGACGCCACACTGCCCCATCCACTCGCCGTTATACTCTAACGAGTGTACCTCTATCTCGTCGCCGCTGCGGTCGGTCAGCACGCGCCCGTTCTTGTGATATATCTGTATCTTCATTCTTCTGTCAGTGTTATGTCTGTAACGGGGTCTTCTACGCGGAAGGTGGTCTCTATCGTCACAACCTCAAAGTCGCCGCAACGGTCGAGCTGGGCTGTGTCGTTCACTTTCTTCAGGCGCATGTGCTGGCGCCCTACGCCTGTCCATGCGCTGTACAGGCTCAGCTTCACGCCGCTGCCGTCGCGGCCTGACAGGTAGGACAAGAATCTGTTTATCTTGGCTTTCACGCTGCCCGACGGACCCTTGGCCACCCATTTCACAACCATGTCGTAGGCTTCCACAAACAGACCGTCTTCGGTGTAGCTGTCTTCGCCGTCCTCGTCGCGCCAGTCACGGACAACGGGCTCTTTGACCTCGTAGCCTACCGCAAACGGCAGCTCCTGACACCACACGTCAAACGCCGATGCTATGTCATACACCTTCGATCCTGCCGTCTCTTTTTTTACCAATATCTTGTTGTCCATCTGTCTTTGTATAAATATTCCTCAAATATACAAAAAAGTGAATAAATATACAAGTTTAGTGACGGTAAAAAAATAAATTGGTATGATTTGAGCTTTATATTTTTGAGTTATTTTTCTCACTCGAAGAGGGAGTGTAGCGGGCTACACGACCGATGAGAGGGAGGAAAAGAGCCAAAAAGATAAAGCAGATACCATCTTTATATGATACATATTTCTCTCAAATCGTACCAAGTTGTTTTTTTAGCGTCACTTACTGCATATTTATTCACCTTTTCGTCGCTTAGTTCACATACACTTTCTTCCTGCCGCCTGTCGTCACGGCTCCCATCCAGTCTATCATCTTGTCAAGTTTCGCGTTCCTGCTCTCGGCAAGAACCACAAGCTGCGTCAGCTGGCCCAGCTGGGCTTTCTGTATCTGACCCATCTCGGGCATCTGCTCGCGCAACAGGTCGCTGATAAGCTGAACGTTGCCGCGGGTCACGCTCACATCGAGCCTTATGGCGTTAAGGTAGCTCGCCAACAGGTCGCCTGTGCCTTCGGTCAAAGTGCTTATCGAGCTGCTCACGCTGCCGCTGCCGCTCTCGCTGAAATCGTAGCCCTTGGCTTTCAAGGCGTCGAGAATGGCGGTTATGTTGTAGCTCGCGTTCTCGCCTGCCGACACAAGCTGGTCTATGAGCTTCGGCATGTCGCTCTCGTCAAGCTTGCCTTTCTGCTCTATCAGGCCTGTCAGGTAGTCAAGGGGCTTCGACAGCGCGGTCTCCATCACCTTCTGGCTCAGTATGTTCTTCGTCAGGTCCTTGACAAGCTCCTTGGCTTTCTTCTTGTAGGCGTCGATGGCGTCCTCGCCTTTCTCCCAGGCGCTGACAACGCTGTCGGTCAACTGGCTCGCCCAGCTCTTCATGTCTACTCCGTAGACGCTCTTCAGAAAGTCGGTCGAAAACTGCTTGATGGTCAACGACATCTCGCGAAGCTCGTTGTCATAGTCGGCAAGCTTGTCCTTGTCTTTCTTCTTCTTCTTGCTCTCTGCGTCGCGCTGGCGCTGGAGCTCGTCGCGCTGGGCAAGCAACGATGCTCGCTGGGCTTTGTAGGCGTTCGTGGGGTCGTTAAGGCTTGAACGGGCTGCCTCATACGTCTCTTTGCTGTATTGGCTCAAAGAGGCCTTGCCTGTGCTGCTCTTCAGCACCTTGCCTATAAAGTTGTTGCCTAACAGTCCCTCGCGGTAGCTCTTCACCACGCTGTTCAGGGTCTTCGAGGTCGAAGCGTCCATCTTCCATTCGTACACGCCGCCTAACGTGGCGTCAAGCAGCTTGTTCACATACTCGCGCATGCGCTCAAGCTCCGTGATGTTGCGCTCGGCAAGCTTGATCTGGCGGTCTTGCTTAGCATCGTGCGCGGCGGCGAAGGCTTTGATCGGACTGGTGATCAGGCTTACGCCGCCCTGTATCACGCCGCCGATGTCTCCTGTGGCGGCGCCGTTGATGATGCTCTTCACGCCGCTCGACATGCCTGACAGCGAGTTCATCACGGCGCTCGCGTCTTGCCAACTGTCGCTCTCTGTGTCGAAACCCAAGGCACCGAACGTGTCCTTCACGTCGTTGAAGGCCCCGACAATGCCCTGTATCACGTTGTCAACCTTGTCAGCAACCTTGACGGCTTTCTCCCAGCCTTCTTTTATCTTCTTGCCTCCATCTTGCAGCTCCTTGCCTGCTTCCTGTAGCGCCTCGCCAGCTTCCTGAAGCTTCTTGCCTTCTTCAATCTTCTTCTGGTCGTTGGCTATCTCGCCCTCGCGCTGCTTCTTCTCGCCTTCGGCTCGCTTGTAGCTGCCGAGGTTGAACTTGCTGTCGCCCTCGGCTATCTTCCGATCGGCAACACCCAATGCTCCGTTAAGGAAAAAGGTCTTCTTGCCTTGCGAGAGCTTGTCAAGCTGTTCCTGTAACGTCTTGATCTCTTTCGTATATTCTCGCGCGTCTAACGAGCCGTCGGCCAGCGCCTGGTTCAGCTTGTTGCGGATCTCGTTCGCTATCACCCCTGCCTTGTCCTTGCCAAGCTCTTCTATCGCTCCGTAGAAGCTCAGATAGGCCTCCGAGCTCTTGTAGGCGTCAAAACGCACCTTCTCTTTCTCGGCATCCCGCGTCTGGCGATAGCGGGTGGCAAGACTCGTGTTGCCGCTCTCGGTGGCTTCCTTTATGGGCTTTTCGTAACGAGAGTCTATGGCGGCGAGCTTCTCCTCGGTCGTAGAGGTCTTCTCTATGATGGTGGCGGCATCGGTCAAAAACTTTGTGTAGTCGCCTTTCACGAGGCTCACAATCTTCTGCCACATCTCGTATGCTCCCATCACGCCCTCAAAGTGCTTCTGCGCGTCGGCATCGGTCATGCTCAGGTCCACGGGCTGCCCGTATCTCTTCTTAAAGTCCTCGGACAGGCCGCGTGTGTAGTCGCTCCACAGGGCACCGTCCTTCAACGCCAAGTCGGCAAAACCCTTGTCGCCAGTCTTCTCATAAAGCTCCTGCCACAAATCGGCTTGGCGGGCACCTTTCTCCAACGCTTCCTTAAAGTTCGCTGACACACGCGCAAACTCGGGCTTCAGCACCTCCGACAGCTTCCATTCAAAGTCTTCTTTCGCAAGCTCGGTACGGAAAGCCTTGCGGTCGTTGCTCGCGTCAAAATTAAAGCCTTTCTTCAGGCGCGACAGGCTGCCTGTGTAGTCGTCAAGGTCTATGAGCTTCCAGTCAAGGTCTTTGTACAGACTGTAAACCTCGTTCTTGGCCTTGCCCTTACTCATGCCTACCTCCTTGCGCAGCTTCTGATAGGCTTGGCGGGCGGCCTTAAAGTCTTTGAGCTGGCGTTTCAGGGTCTCAAGCCCCAAGTCTCTCTTCTCGCCCTTCCGCGTCCTGTTGGTCTTCTTGTCCTCCGACTCATACTTATAGCCCAAACCTTTCCATGCGGCGGCTCGAAGGTCATCAAACGATTTTTTCAACCTCTTGCGCTCCACCTCGTTGCCTTGACGTTTGCCTTTAAGCTGTTCTTCTCGCTTCCAAAGGTTCTCGCGCTTTTTAAGCTCGGCTTCCACGTTCTGTTGCGCCGTGTACATGTCGCTCACGCCTTTCAATAGTGGATCCAACTGACTGAACAGCCCTGCCTCGGGGGCTGTAAAGTTGTCGTAAACGCGCTTCTTGAAGGCGTCCATCTCGTCAACAACACCCGTAGAGAACACAAGGTGAATGCGGGCCTCAAAGTTCGACTCGCGGAGCAGCCGCTGCAACGCCGACTCCCAGTGGGGATATTCCATGCTCAGCTGGCTAACGGCACCCTGCATCAGCTTCTCCACCTTCTTCCGGCTCTCCGCGTCAAGCTCCTTGTGGGCGCGGATGCGGTTGGCAATCTCGGGAAATGCGTTGTCTATCATGCTCATGTATTTCTTCGCAAACTCACGCTCCAGGTCATTGTCCTCAAGACCCAAATATTGACTTATGCCTGACCTTATGCGCATGGCTGCATCTTCCGTTATGCCCTCGGCCGATGACAGCATGTTCGACAGACTGGCGTTGAATGCCTCGCGCTCTGTGTCGCTTATGAGCATGTTCGGGTAGAGCTTCTTATATTTCTCTGCCACTCTTTCTATATATTTGTCAAACTCTTCTTCTGCATCCTTATATTCGCCTTGCTCGTCGCCTGTAAGGATGGGCTTGCGAAGGTTTGCCGACTTCTCTATCAGTTTTTTCGAGGCTTTCACAACGTTTCCTATGTTCTCGCTCAGCTTCTCATAGTAATCTTTGTCCTCCGACTTTTCTTTGGCCAGCTTGTTGGCTTCCTGTAGCAGTTTCAGCTGCTGCTCAAGATACCGCAGACGCTCCTTATGGCTCGCTATCTCCTCGGCGTGCATGGCAAAGGCCGACGCGCTCTGGGGCGAAATCTCTTTCAGCTTCTCTTTGTACGAGTCGATCATGTTGTCTATGGCCTTGTCGTCACCCTCGGCTATGGTCTTCGACACGTCGTTGTCGCGAAGAAACTCACCCATCTGCTTGGCGCGGTCTTGAAGCTCGGCAGCGGTCTGCTCCATCGCTTGCTTAAGCTCCGCGTTCTTCTGCTGATAGTAGACGAAGATGGCAGCACCCGCCGATATGGCTATGCCGGGCAAGCCGCCGAAGAAACCTAATATCGAGCTGAGGCCTGTCTTCAGACCGTTGGCAACAAGACCGCCCAACGCACCCCATTTGGCGCCGCCGCCGTTGAACCACCCGCTCATGCCTTGGCGCATACGCTCCTTGAAGCTCAGGCTCGTCGTCTGACCCTGTTGCTTCAGAAGGGCCATGTTCTGCGCATACATCTCTTTCGTGATGCGGCCGCTCACATACAGCCGCTGAAGCTCTACCTGAGTGATAGCCCGCGCCTTGGCGAGGGCCTTCACGTCCTCGGCAGTGATCATGTTGCGGGTCTTCAAAATCTCGCGCTCGACGCCGTTCAGCTTCTTGCCTTCCAACGCCTTGCGCTGATACTCTGTTGCCATGCTGTTCTTCGCGCTCAGAAGGTTCTTCTCCAATCCGCCGCTCAGGCTGCGGCTAAGGCGACCGAGCAAGGGACCGGCAAAGGCGGCGGCTACGACGGGGGCCATGCTGTGCAACGACTGCACAAGCCATGTTACAAGGCCTATGATGCGTTTCAGACCCTTGCCCATAAGGCTGTTGCCGCTCGCAAACTCGCTGAGCATGATCTCCCATGCGTCTTTAAGCTTGTTGTAACGGCCTAACAGGGTCTCGCTCAGAACCTGCTGCATGTTGTAGAACTGGCCGCCAGCGTCGGTCATCTCCCAAAAGATGTTCTTCACGTCTTCAAAGTCTACGCCACGGCCGCTGATACGGCTCTTCACCTCGCTCGTCGTCACCTTCCGTCCTTCGCGCTTCGAGTAGTAGTCGCTCAGCTTGTCAAGCAACGGTATGCCTGCATAGGCTATCTGGCGAAGCTCCTTGCCGTCAAGCCAACCGCGGGCCTGTACCTGGCCAAACGCCAACGCTATGCGCTCAAAGCTCACACCAAGGCCTGAAGCCATGTCGGCCAGACGTTTCGTCGTGTCATACAGGTTCTCATATTCCACACCGTAGGCGGCCAACTGCTTAACGTCCCTGTTCAGCTCGCTGAACGTGAAGGGCGAGTTCAACGCAAGGTCTTTCACCTGGTTGAACATCTGGTTCGCGTTCTGCATGTCGCCCAAGATGCTCTGCAAGGCGATGTGCTGCTTCTCAAGCTCACCGCCTGTCTGGATCACGCTCATCACAAACTGCTGCGCACCATACACAATGCCGCCCTGCATAAACAGGCTCTTCAGGTCTTGAACAACGCTGCTCATGCCGCTCGCCTGCCTCTTCGCTTGCTCAAACGCTTTGGCGAGGTCGTTGCGCACCTTGGCGGCGGTCTGGGCTATCTCGGCTTGGTGCTTCCGCTCCAAGGCTATGCTCTTCTCTTTCTTCTCGTTGTTGCGGTCTATCTGGGCGTTGACCTCTCGCTGTGCTCTGGCCGTATCGGCAAATTCTCTTACGTCTCGACCGTTACCTGAATTGCCGAGCAAACCGAGGCTTCTGTGCCAGTCTGACGATTTCAGATTCATGTTCAATTCCCTCAGAATGGTCAGCAGCTGCTCGGCACGAGCTATCTGGTGGTCTATCTCGCGGGTGTCCGCACCACGCCCGACGGAACCAAGACGGGCTTCCTTCATCTTGTCCATAACACGCGACAACGACTCCATGCGGGCCTCCGTCTTCTCTATCTCTCGCTGACGCTGACGCTCGGCGGCAACGGCTTCTCGCGCGTCCTTGGCTTCTTTGCTTTTCCTGTCGCTCTCGGCTCGCTTGTTGGCTTTGTCTCGGGCGGCGTTCAGCTCGCGCTGGGCTTCGGTGGCCGTCGTCAGACTCGCCTTCAGCCTGTCGGCTTGCGCTGCATACCACTCATAGCTGGCTCTGCCGCCCTTGCCCATCAACGCCACGTTGGCGCCCTCTATCTGGGCTTTCAGCTCTGTGGCCTCGCGAAGGGCTTTGTCTAAGGCACCCACATCAACGCCTAAGCCTAAGCCGCGCATGCCCTCACGCTCGCCACGCCCGATGCCAAGCTCTAAGGAGGCGTAGAGGCGCGACATCCGTGTCGTGTCTGACGCGATACGCCGACGCTCGGCTTCGGAACGGCGCTCGCTCTCATTGGCCGACCGCTCCTCTGAGCGGCGCTTGGCCTCCTGGAGCTCCATGTAGCGTTTGGCGTATGCTGACATGTCGCGGAGGTCTTGCTCACGGGCTTTTTGGGTGGCGCTAAGCTCCGACGCCATCTCTCGCTCTACCGAACGGGTTGCCGCGAGGGTTATGCCTTTCTCTCTTCCGTAGTCGCGCTGGGCAGATCGCGCTATCGCCTCGGTCTTGGATATGTCTGAAAAAAGGTTTCCCATATACGCCTTGTCGGTAAGCCGGCGGCTGCTGTCGCCAAACAGGCGGTATAGCTCCTTCAAACGGCTCTCAAGGGCAAATATGTTCTCGGGAAGCATGTCGGTCTTGAAACCTTTGAGCATGCCTTCGTCCATCAGGCTCTTGAGGTCGCGCACCTTGGTCTCTAAGTTCGAGATGGCGGTCCATGCCCTGTCGGCGTTGTTGGCAAACACCGATAAGGGGTTCTCCTTGGAGAAGGAGCTGAGAATGTCCTTCACCTCGCGCATCGTGCTCTGCAATGCCTTCGGCAGGTTGCCCATAACCAACGAGCCGTCAACACCCTTGCCTTCTCTCACAATCTTGGAAAGCGTGAGGCCAAACTCGTCAAGCAACGTCTTGGCTTGTTTCAGCTTGCTCGTGTCTATGTTCGGCTGCTTGCTGCCTGTCTCGCTGATCTCTTTCTGCTTCAGGTAGATGCGCTGAACAAGGTCAAGATAGGTCTGCGCGTTCCTTATGGCCTCGCGCGTCGAGCGGGTGGGGTCGCCTTTAAGCTGCTCGCCACCAGACGTCGCCTCGCGTACCTTCTTGCGCATCGTGGTCTCTACGCTCGCAAGCTCGGCCGAGTAACGGGCGGCTTTCTTTGCTATCTCTTCAAGGCTCATGCCGGCTGCCTTGCCGCCAAGAAGGGTGTTCAGCATCTTGTTCACCTCGCCGTTGGCTTCGCCAGCCGCTCTGCCTACCTTTTCAAGGGCTTCCGCACCGCGAATGGCTTTCAACGACGAGCTGACGGCCTTCGCGCTCTGACCGCTGCTCTCAAGAACCGTCTGGAGGTTCTTCAACGCTGTGGTCAAACCCGACGCGCTGCTGCTGTCCTTCAACGCCTGACGAATGCCTTCAATGGCGGCCTGTACCTTTTTCGCAACTTCGTCTGTTCCGTTAAATTTCTTCTGTATCTTGTCAAGATCTTTCGTGATGGTCTCTTTCAGACCTAAACTCATCATGAGATCGCCTACATTTCCGTCTGCCATGTTTCGTTTCGTTTTTGTTTAGTTTCTGCTTGTCAGTTGCGCAACCACTCGCTGAGGTTTATCTTCTTGCCTACCATGCTGCCCTCGGCTGCCTTGCGGGCTGCCCAACGGTCATAGAGGTCATCCATCTCTTTCTTCGTGTGCTTCACGCTGCCGTCGGCGTTGCGCTTCTTCTCTTTCTTATACACTATCAACGGCTGGTCTGACACCATGAGGTCTATCTGGGCCGAGGTGTAGCCCCACCAGTAGTCATAGGCTCTCACGCCGAAGCGCGACGCAAAGAGAAAGGGATATTTCTCGCCTAACGAGTAGGCGGCGCCCCAGCTTGTGCGGCTCGGGTAGCTCTCGCTTCCTTCGTTGTCATCGTCATCATCACGTCCCCCATCCCGGTCGCTAATATGGTAAGCAGTGAGCAGGCTAACGATGGAATTTTTTTTTTACCCGCTTCAACAACGCGCAACAGCTCAACAACGTCGGGGTCGCGAACATAGTACAGCCAACGCCAGTAGAACCAGTAGCACAGACGGAGCTTGAAACAGCTGTTCAGCAGTATGATGGCGCACAGCTTCACGCTCTGCTTCCATTCGTCCTGCTCGCTCTGTACAACATGGCTAAATTTCCTTAGCGTTCCCTTGTGCAACCAACCGATCGTGCGTTTCTTCCCCATAAACAGCACCTCTTCGGGGGTGGCTTCCAACACGCTGTCCAAGAGCTGCTGAAACTCTACAGCGGGCTGATCCACTTTCTTCTCGTCTGACATATCTTACGTTTTTTTTCTGGTTCGTAAATCAAAAAGGCGGGGGGCAGAAGCCGTCTTCTCAGCTCTCTGCTCCTCGCCTTCTCTGTTATCCTTCTTCCTGTCTGCACGCGTCTTACAGACCGGTGGCCTTGCTAAGCCATGCAATACTCTTCTTGCCTGCGCCCTCGATAGAACCCGAGAACTTGAACGCTACGGGCTTCGTGCCTGTCTCGTCCCACTGCATGGTGGCATACAGGGCGATGTTGGTGATGACCATGAGGTTGGCCTTGGTCTCGTCAACAATGATGATGGTGCCCTGAATCTTAAACTTCTTAAGCTCAAGAGCGGTGCCGGTAAAGCCGGTGGTCACGTCAAGCTCGGTGTCGCCTGTCTTCAAGGTCAGCTTGGTCAGGTCGCCAACGGCGTCACTGCCGAACATCGAGACAAGGAGCTCTTTCGCCTTAGACGGCACAACAAACTCAACGCTAAAGTTGCCAAGCTCTGACGTGGTGGCCCAGTCGCCTGCCAAACCGATAACCTTATAGTGGTTCACGGTCGGGTCTTCCATCGTCGCCTTCAACGAGTCTACCTCTACGGGCAGCTCAAGGTCTGGGGTGATGTCAAGGGTCGCCTTGCTCAAGTCGGTGATCGCTTTTGCGTAAAGCAGGGTCTTAGGGCCTACAAAGATGTCCTTCAACTCTTCAATCTTCTTCATTGCCATAACTTTTCTATTTTTTTTAATCGTTAAACCTAATTTGTTTTTTGTGTCTATCTCGTTCGTAACATTCCTTGCACTATCGTCACGGAAAATCCGTCGCCATCATCGGCCTGCATCGTAACTCGCGGCTTCGTCAGGACCAAATGGTCGGTAATGATAGGAAACTGACCAAGAACCTTACTCACTTTCGTGTCCACTGTTGACACGTCTAAGGTCGATGGGTTCTTCGGTGTCACCTTGTCGCGCACATATACCTCTATCTGGGCCGTCGTGCTGTAGTCGTTGAAGCTGCCGTCGCTGTTCATCTCGTTGTTGAAAATCATAGACGGGAAACTGACCACTATGTAGCTGTTCGGGCGGTCGTCAACCGATTTGGGACGGCTACGCGCATAAACCTTGTCGCAAATGCCTTTCACGGCTGTGCCAACGTCGTTGTATAGGGTCTTTATGCTTATCATAGAGTTACATCTTACGGAAATATCTTACCATATAGTCTCTTAGCGAGGTGATGACATCGTGACCGCGCTTCATTTCGACAAACTTCGCGTAGTCCACGCCTGCAACAAGCAGCATCTGCCAGGTCAGGTGGCCGCCGCCTCTGCTGTGCTCGTTGTACCATAACAGGTCCTCGGCTGCCGATGGACCGTTTTGACCGCCTTCGCCATACTGGCCCTTATAGGGCTTGCGGCCTGAATCTTTAAAGGAAAAGGTGCTGCGATAGTAGCGGTCAAGGTTATAACGCTCGCCCTTGGCGAGGGTCATACGGGTCGGCTCGGGACCGATGGTGTAGTGTATCGACTGCAAAGAACCGTTATAGTAGGTGCCTATGGCGGTGGAACGGAACAGGTTGCCTGTCACATCGCTGTAGTCACGCAGCTTGTCGGCCATGGAAATGGCTTTCTCGGCAGCACGGTCCATCTTCTGCTGCATCTTCGCCACTGCCAGCTGACGGACCTTTTTCTTGACGTTCATGAATTGTTCTTCCAAACTTGCCATACCTCACACTCTTCTAAGTTTCCAATATACCACCGTGCGGTTGTTGTCACCCTCACAGTCTGTTATGATGCCTGTCTCCACATGGGCACCGATACGGACCTCTATCATGTCGCCGTCAAGAGGAAAGCAGTCCTCGCACCAACCGTCATAGCGGACGGGAATGGACGCCTTGCGCTTGTTCTCGTCAACGCGCTCGTCGCCTTCTGTCGTCGTGTCGGTGTAGCTGCGACCGACGCCATCATAAAGAACGCTGACGCTGTCACCAACAGGCAACGACTCGTCGCCGAACGGGTCGTCTTCGCTCGCACGGCCGACGCTCAAGCGCGTTATCGTCACGCGGTGGGGGTAACGGGGGTTGTCTATTCTCTCTTTACGCATGTCCTTACGGTCTATTTGTTGATGTGGGGAAGACGCATGCCATACAGACTGACGTTGGAACGCTTCACACCGTGCGACGTTATCTTGAATGTGCAGCGGTGCTTCAACTTCGAGGTCGGCTCCAGCTCTTCATATATCGCGTTGGCTTCGGCCTTCAGGCGCGACAGGTCCGACGGCGTAAGCTCATAACCGCCGCCGCCGTGGCTCCACCCGTTGTCCGAGTCGGTGGTGTTGTTTACCTTGCTCGGACCTAAGATGAACCATTTCAGCAGGTCGGCATAGGCTAAACGCACCTCACGGCGAGGGGCTTCGCCATACTCCATCTCGCCGTCGAGGCCGCGGTCCACAAGGATGGCATGAAGGGTCTCATCGGGAACCTCAAACTTTACCTTGTTTATCAATGCCGACGATACGGACAGATAGGGAAACGGTGTCTGTGTCATGTGCTTGTCTTTTTTTCTGTGTCAATAGTGGGGGAGAGGGCGCTTAAACCCTCTCCCTGTAAATGGTCTGTTAGCCCTTCTTCGTGATGTCGATGATCCAACGGTAGGGGAAATCAAGCATCGCGGGAACAGCGGCAAACATCAGGTCGGTGTGCCACTCCTGATAGTCGCCGTTGGCGATGGTCGAGTTGCACAACAGACCGATGCCGTTGTTCGTGCGGGCAAACACCTTCTGAACGATGCTGTTGCCATATTTCTTGAACATCGGCTCGTCGGCAACCTGCTTGCGCTCATACTCAAACGCATTGCCCGCGGGGCGCAGCACAACGATGTTGTCTGCCCAGCCCTTGACCTTCACAACGCTGCCGTCAAACTTGATGTTCTGCTCTTCCTCGTCAACGATCTCTATCTGCGAGATGCCCTGTATGTCGGCAAAGGCCTTCAGGAACATCTCGGTGTTCACACCGTAGTCCTCAACATAGGCCACATAGTGGGCCTTGCACCAGTTCTTGTACAGCTCGCTGATCTGCTTGTTCGCAAGGAACACGTTGTAGAACGTGTTGTAGGTCATCTGCCATACAAGGGCCAGACGGTTCTGGCCAAACTCCTTGCGCCAGTCGCTCTCGATCTTGCGCATCTGCTCAAGGATGTTACACTCGGCGTTCGCCCACTCTACCTTGCCACACTTGCGGAAATTGTCTGCCGACAACGGAACCTTGTGAAGGGGGGCCTGAATGCCACGGCCTATGCCTGTGTAGTCAAGCTCGCCTGTCGAAGCAAGCTTGGCGGTCATGTAGTTCATGGTCATGTCAACCGAGTTCATAAGGTCCTGAACGTCGTCACGCCACTGCATCACGAGGTCGCGGTCGTTGCCAAACTCCTCAAACTGCTTCTCGCGGTAGTTGCGCTCCTCGGCGGTCTCCTTGAAGCCGTCCGTGATAAAGTCGGGAATGGTTGCTGAATACACCTTCATCTCGCCCTTGTCCTTCTGGAACGACCCGGCAAGGGGCGCACGAAGGTTGGCAAGGGTCGAGGCACGGAGAGCGCTCGCTTCTACCGTGAACGTAGCAACGCCCTTGTGGTTGGTGGGGGTAAGGTCGGGGGCTATGCGGCCCTGGGTCAGATACCAGCCGTAGTTCACATGGAAGATGTCCTTCTCGTCAATGAACTTCTGCAAATATCTGGTGTTCTCGGGGTCGCTGAAAAAGCGGGCCTTACGCGAATTTTTAAAATCAAACTTTGCCATGTCTTTTAGTTTTTGTGTTCTGTCTCTGTTCGTTTAGTTCTCTGCATACCACCACTCGGGGTAGCGGCTCTTGTTCATAGCCTCCAACGCAGGGGGGATCGGACTCATCCTGCTCTTCCACATAACGACGTCGGTGCCGAGAAGGCAAAAGTCGTTAAAGTAACGGGGAGCATGATATTTGTCACTGCCCGACTGGGTGAAGAACGGCATGTCAACATCGCAGGGAGCGAAGCAGTTGGGATTTGTAACCATCGGCAGAACGCTCGCGCCTGACGCTGACGCCTCTACCAGCACGGTGCCAGCGGTCAACGTGCCAAGGGTCTCCGACAAGGTCAGCTTCCACACCTCCTTGCCGTCCTGCTCCTCTTCTGCCACGGCGGTCACGGTCACACCCTTCGCCTTTGTGGTGAAGGTCTTCTGACCTACCATCAGGTTGTCACCGACAAACGGAATGTGGTGATAGCCGTCGCGTGTGATGTAGATGGCGGTGTCGGTGGCACCTGTCGTGGCTTTGGCTACCTCGTAGCTCTTCAGCACCTTGACGGTGCCGCCGCTCTCGTCGGCAAAACCAAGACTGTGCTCAATGAGGTCGCCTGCATATATCTTTGCAGGACCGGGGAACGGGTTCTTCAACACTCCACCGATGGGAGGACGGCGAAACGCCTCCTTCACGGCACCGGGTAGGTCCACGAATACATGGCGCTGACCGCCAATGGTCATCTCCGACTGCAACACTACAGCGCCTGTGGCGTTGACGGCTCCCTGTGCCATCATCTGTCCGTAGTAATCATTGCTGTTTTCCATAACTTTTCTAATTTAGTTTTTCTGTTTCTTTTTTACTTCTCTTTGCTTTTCGCTGGCTTGATGTCGTCCCACTCGTCTGCACGGATGCCGCGGTCGCCTGTCGGCGTGTCGCTGCCACCCTTGCGGGGGATGGCGCTGTTGCCTGTGGCGCGTTTATAGTCGGTCGTGTATATGCCCTCGGCCTGTGTTATCAGCTCTAACACGTCGGCGTCTTTGTCGGGAATGGTCAACTTCGACATCGCGGTGTCAAGGAAAAAGTCGTTCAGCTCAAGCTTCGCACGGTCAAACTTGTCTTTCAGACCCTTGCGAACGGCGGCTTCTGTGGCGGCGCGGCTCGCTTTCTTGTCGCGCTCGGCGTTTGCACGCTCAAGGGCTTCAAGCTTCGCAAGCAGCTTGTCATATTTGTCGTCCGACGAAGATGATGAACCTTCTTTTGGCTTCTCTTCGCCGCCGGTCTTCTCGCGACGCTCCTCTTCTTCCTTCTTCTTGCGCTCGGCTTCCTCACGGCTCTTCTTGATCTCGTCTGAGACACACTTGTGAAGGTTGCCGTCCATACGCTTCAGACGGGTTGCCAGCTTGGTAACTTTCTTGGCATTCGTTGCCGCGTCGTCACCCATTTCGTCCAGTACATCATTAAGTTCTTCGGTAATGGTCTTCTGGCTCAACGATTTGAACTTGGTGGTGTCTACCTCCTTGTTCACTAATGAAAGCAGTTCTTCTACTGTCATGGCTTTTTTAGTTTTTGTGTTGGTTTAAAGGCAGTGCTTCTACCTCTCTTTGCATAAATATACATTTATCTTACGCAAAAATATGAATAAATATACAAAAAACCAAAAAATATTAGCTATTTTTGCATAAATATACAATAAATCTGAATAAATATGCAAAAAGCGCAAACTAAAATATTGTCTGGCCTCTTCCTTCCTTCGGGAGAGCCTGTCTACACGCAAGAGTATGTTCAGGCTCTTCGCGATGCTGACAAAAAACACCCCGACAAGCTGAAAATTATAGCACAACGGGGAGGACAGGAGCGCATGCTTGCAATCGACGCCGACATAAAAATCGTGGGAGGCAGCCGCGGAGGCTCTAAATCGTTCTCTTCGCTCATGGAGGTGCTTAAGGACATCAAGAACCCCGACTTCCATGCCACTATCCTCCGTAACGAGAAGGATGACCTTCAGTCGCTCGTAACCGACTCTTATAAGCTCTTCTCGCAGTTCGGAACTTACAACAAGTCGCAAAACGACATGACATGGAATTTTGCCAACGGGGGATGGCTCAAATTCTCTTACTATGCCGGAGCGTATCAAGACTTCAAAACGCGCTTCCAAGGACGTCAGTTTGCCTATGTCTGCATCGACGAGGGTACGCAATGCCCGTACAAGAAATTCAAATATCTGCTCACAAACAACCGTAACGCTTCGCATATCAGAAACCGTTTCTGGATAACTTGTAACCCTGACCCTGAGTCGTGGGTGCGCAAGTTCATCGACTGGTGGATTGACGATGAGGGCTTCATCATCCCTGAACGCGACGGTGTCATACGCTTCTGCTTCATGGACGGAGACACGCCCGACTCTATCTATTGGGGAAACACTCGGGAGGAGGTCTACGAGCAATGCCGCGACATCATCGACAAGCTGTGGAAGGATAGCTACGCGGAGCTGGGCTATTCTAAGCTCGACATGTTCATAAAATCTGTGACGTTCATAAGGGCAGATGTGTCGGAAAATATCAAACTTATATCTACTGACGCTTCTTATATCGCTAACCTCGCACAGCAGGATGAGGAGCAGCGCATGCGCGACCTCGAAGCCAACTGGAACTATAAGGCGGCGGGAGATGACATGATAAAGAGGGAGGACCTGGAGGAGATTTTTGATAACGCTCAGCAGACGGGCGACGGGGTCAGAAGGGCTTCGGCGGACATCGCCTTCACGGGAGGCGACAACTTTGTCATGTGGCTGTGGATAGGGCACCATTGCGCTGACCTGGTGGTCATGAGGCTCGACTCGCAAACGCTCGTCTACACGGTCATGGCGAAACTGAGAGAGTGGGGGGTCGAGGAACGTAACTTCACCTATGACATGCAGGGCATAGGACAGTATTTCAAGGGCTTCTTCAAGGATGCCGTCCCCTTCAATAACCAGGCGGCGCCTATTGCGGCAACAAAGCAGGAGGAGAAGGGCATCAAATATCTCTATAAGGACCTTAAGTCGCAGTGCGCTTTCCTCTTCTATAAGGCTGTAAAGGACAAGGGCTTCTCTATCGACCCTGACCTGCTTGAAAGAAAATACTCGGGTAAGGGCTTCGACAAGGTGCCGCTCAGGCAAATCCTGCAAAAGGAGAGAAAGATGATAAGGAGGGACGAAAATAGCTATGACAAAAGCTTCAAACTCATGCCTAAGGACATGGCGAAAAAGATTGTCGGACACTCACCCGACTTCTTCGAATCGTGGTTCTATATCATGATCTTCTCGCTCTATAAAAGGAAAAACAACAAAATCAAAGGGTTATGGATGTTATAATTTCTTAATTTTATGGACAACACAAATACTAATTTTAGACAAATCCTCGTAAGGAAACCGTTCTATGAGCTCACGCCTAAGAACTACATGACGCACGGCATCATGAGGGAGCAGGAGTTGTCGGAGAATGTCAACTGCTACATGCCTGACGACACGCTCTACAGGCGTATCAAAACGCAACACGACTTCCTTAGGGAGTTCTATCCTTCGTCTCACAAAATATGGGACAAAAACCTCTATCCTGACATATACAGGAAAAATCCTGAGGATGGCAAGTGGTACATTCAGGAAATACAAAGAACGGCGTTTGCCTTCCAACGCCTCATACACACTAAGCATACGCTGCACCTCACGGGTAACGACATCCAGTTTGAGCTCGCAAGTGCTGACGACAAGAAGAACGAGCAGCTGCAAAAGCTCCTTAACACGTTCAAGAAGGAGTGGTACATGAAGGACATGGAGGTGAGACACTTCGAGGCGGTCTCTGCCTACATGAAGGTGGCGGAGGTCGCGGTCGTGGGATTCTTCGACAGCAACGGCGTCTTCGGAACGAAAACGCTGTCGTTCGACAATGGGGACATTCTTTATCCGCACATCGACTCGCTAACAGGCGAGATGACGGTCTTCGCAAGAAAATATATCGACTACGACGAGCAGGGCATCGAAAAAACTGAATGGGTCGAGGTGTGGGACAAAAAGATGTTCTACAGGTTCAAGAAGCAGCTTAACGAGGGCGCGGTTAAGGAGACGATAAAGAGGATTGCTAACATCTTCGGTATCGACAACTATTCGTGCGTGGAGGAAAAACCGCATGGCTTCCCGTTCCTGCCTGTCGCTTACGCAAGAAACGAGGACGGACCGTGCTGGGCGCCTGTGCAGCGTAACATCGAAGACTACGAGGAGGCTTACTCTTATCTCTGTGAAAACAACAAGGCTTATGCCTTCCCTATGCTTAAGCTCAAAGGCGATGGCGATGACATCATGGTCGTGGGCGACACTAACGGCGGAGCAAAGACCATTCAGATCACTGACACCGACGGCGATGCTGAGTTCATCGACGGAACGGATGCTTCTAACGCTTTCGCCACGCAGCTCAACAAGTCCTATGACCTCATCTATGAATTGTCGTTCACGGTCAAACCGCCTGAACTTAAGTCGGGCGACTTGCCGGGTGTGGCCATTAAACTGCTCTTCTCGCCTGCTATCGAAATCGCGGAGAACGATGCCAAGATGCTGCATCCGTTCCTCATGCAGCTCGTCAAGATGTGTAAGTATGGCATCGGAATGGAACAAAACTGCATGGCCTCTATGACGGCTCTGCCCATTCATGCCTGGGTGGAGGTCTATGTGCATCAAAACAAGTCGGAGATGATAACCAATATCGCTACGGCGGTGCAAAACGGGTTCTTGTCTAAACAGACGGCATCGGAGAGATGCCCTGACCTCCCTGTAACGAACGAGATAGAACGGATCATAAGGGAGAAGAAGGAGGAGCAGCAGCAGGATCTGCTCATGGACATGCAGAGGGCCGACAACGAGACGCAGAACGCCATCGAGGAGCAGGAGGCGCAGGCGCAGATTAACGCGCAGCAGAGCGGACAGGATGTCAACACGGGCGGAGGCAGAAAGGCGGGAAGACCGAACGAGTCGGGAAGACAATACGACTCTAACGGCAACTGGCCCGGACGTAACAACTGGAATAAGTATGACAATAAATAAGGTATCGGCTTATGGCTAAGGAATACAGTTATGCCATCGACAGGTCTAAGGCCGTCGCTGCCACGGAGACTGCCTTGAAAAAGGTGGTCTTCGCGGCGGCTAAGCAGATTGTCGGCTTGTCATCGAAATACAGAAGGGGAAAGAGGCTGTCGGCGGAAAAGACGTTTCTTCAAGAGGCGCAAGGCATCGCAACGGGAATGACAGACAGGGTGGAGAATATCATCGGGCAGTATGCGCTCGCGGCAACGAAAAGGCTGAATGTTGACGAGGGCGGCGTCTCGGCGTTCCTCTCGGCGCAATATTATGGCGCCACGTCAAGGCAAAGGACGTCTGCTTATCTCGCCAATTTCGCGGAGGACATCGTCAGAATGGCGAAAGCGGGCGTCTTGATGGGATATGACGAACAGAAAATCCTTGCTGCCGTGAGAACGGGATATAAGGACCCTTATCTCTCGTCGGTCATAACGAAAGCAAGGAGATATGACATCAACATCGCGTCACCTTCTTACGGAAAGGGCATCTTCAAGGCTGCTTACCATAACATCATAAGAAACGCACAGCAGATGGTGGCGGTGGCATGGGGAATGGCGGAGCAGACTTACGGCAAGGAACATGGGGCTACGGCGTTCAGGGTCTTCCGCGGAAGCTCTTATCCCTGCGCTATATGTGACGACGAAACGGTCTATGTGCATCATTTCGGAGACCCTTATCCCCCGTTCCATGTCAACTGCCGGTGCTTCATACAGTTCTTGTACGACAACAAGAACGGCGAACATCACAACATTCTTTAATTTTTCTTAAATTCTTATCATCATGGCACAATATGCTTTTTCTATCGCTGTTAATAATCTGAAAAAGAAATACGGCATGTCTGATCCCGCATACCTCATCTATGCTGACCTCAGGGCGGCGGGATGGTCGCAGACAGACGCCTGGAACGTCGCGTTCCAAGGCAAGGGACTCAACTGGTCTAAAGCGGAGCTTGTAAAGGAGATGAACAAGCTCGAAACGCTCAACTCGGTGCAAAGCAGAATCGCCGATTTGCAGGGTAAAGCTCAACAGAAGGACAAATACGATGACATCTCGCCTGAAGAGCTGGCTAAGGAAACATCAAAGGAAACAATTCTTAGAAAGCTCGTCTTCGCTGAGAAAAAGGCCAAGTACGGCTCGCCCGACTGGCTTAAAATCGTGCAGCTCGAAGCCGACTACAAAAAAATCAAGCAGGACGAAATCGACAAGGAGAACAATGTCGTACATTACTATGTACCCATCAACTACCCGACAAAGTGCTCCGAATGTCTGCTTTACAAAAAGGGACAGACCGACAAAGAATAATCTCAAACGGCCTGTCCCCGATTAACAAAATTCCAAACAACAGCTGCAACCTTGTTGTTCTTGTGCTCACAGCTCCTGCTATTCGTAACGCTCGCCCACAACAGCCTCTAACGTGTGAACGAACGCTTCTTCAAGCATACTGTCGTTGAACGTAGGAAGAAACACCTCTTCGGGAAGCTTCTTCCGTTCCGCGGCCTCCATGATGATGCGAAGCCCTTGTTCCAATGAGTGGCGGTCTTCTATCATAGACGCCAGCTCGCGTAACACACTTTCCATAATAACCTCCTTTTTTAGTTTAACATATTTTCTTGTTTACCATATCCTTTCTTTTCTCCAATAATCCCCCAAAATCCCCAATTTTCTCCAAATTTCTCCGAAATTCCCCAATTTTCTCCGAAATCTCCAATCATTCAAAGTGAAAAAATGCGGAAATCCCCCGATTATTTCCGAATATTTCCCATCATCCTCAAACCCTGCTAAAAAGAGCAAATTCAACATTCAAAAATTCAACATTGCGCCATCGGCGCAACAATTCAAAATTCAAAATTCAAAAATCAAAATTCAACATTCAACATCCTCCTTAATAAAGCTCGGCTCCTCCCCAAACTCCAACCCGTCAAGTTCCTCAACAAGGAAATGGCTCTTAAGGTCAGCTTCCGTCACGCCAAACGTCTCATAGTAGATGCCTTTCGTCGTCTTCTTCTTGTTAAACTTGCAGTCGTCACGCATAACGCGCCCGAAGCGGTTCATCGAGGGTATGTCGCCGTCTTCCACGTTGTTGTCGTTACAAAACTGCAACATGCTGTCATACAACACGCTCGACTGGATCCATAACGGCACCTCGTTCCTGGCCTGACGGTCAGGGCGCATGTGGTAGGCTGTTATCCATGACACAACGGGGTTCGTGCGAAGGTAGGTCAAGATGCGGAGACGCTCGGTCTTCTTCGTGTCGGGGAACACAAACTTACGCTTCCGCAACAGCCGCTCGCCCTCCAGCACCCAGTTGAACACGCCTGACAGCTCGGTCTTGATGATCTTTGCGGCTAACAGCGGGTCTTGCTTCGCCTTCGGAATGGTCACCTCAAAGTAGACATACTGCAAACGCCTGATCATGCCTAACGACGCATCGCCGCTCTCGGGCGTGTCGTTCAAGCTGAAGATGAGGTAGGGCAGGGTCTTGGCCTCAAGAACGTTCTCGCCAAGCTTACGGTAGGGCACGGGCTCGCCTGACACAAGACGCTTGAACATGCCGGTGTTCTTCTTGCCAAATTTCTTCGGGTCGCTGTCGCTTGACCAGTTGAAGATGGCGTTGCGGATAGGGTAACGCCCGCGCATGCCCTCGTCGCCGTCGGCGGTCAGCTCGGCATAGTCCATCTTCGAGATGCGGTCGCGCCCGAACAAGGCGCACATCACCTCAAATATCACACTCTTGCCGTTAGCGCCGCCGCCAATCATCATCAGGCACAGCTCTATCTTGTTCGACATCTTGCCGTCGTAGGGGTTATAGGCGTCACCACGCTGAACCAGACCTAAGCCTAAGAACATCTGTAAGATCTCCCTCTGGTCTCTGTCGGGCAGCACCTCGTCTAAAAAACTCGTCCAACGGGGACATTTGGCCTTCGGGTCGAAATCGTAGGGGTGGGAGTAGGTCACATGATAGTGGGGGGAGAATGGCAACGCACGGGGGTTCGCACGCGACAGCCCAAAGTCCACAACGCCGTTGTTGAAGGCCACAACGTCAAACTGCGGAACCAGCACGTTGTAGTTCTTGATAACCTCCATGAAAGCGTCCCTGCGGATGGAGGGACGGACCATGGCGGGACCTATGCGGAGCTTCTCTACAAGCAACTGGTATGACTGCTCCACAACAATCGTCTCTACCAACTCGTATATCCTGCCGTTGAAGATATAGTAACCGCCAGCGAAATATTTCACAGGACAGCTCTTGGCCAACTCTCTCATGCTCCTGCAAAAGCCTGACAGCATGTCGTTATATTTCTCGCTGTTTGAACGGCCCCAGTCCTCGCGGTAACGCTCAAAGTCAAAACGGTCCTCGGTGCTCAACTGCAACAGCTGGGCAAACAGCAGGTCTATAAGCTCGCCGTTACTGCGCTTCATCGCTCACCTCCTTTCTCTGCTCGCTTGTCACGCACAACGATCTTGCCCTCCCCGTCCAGGGACAGCACCTCGCCACCGTGAAGATAGATAAAACACTGGGCGTCCTCGTCACAGCACACGGACACAACGCCCCTGTCATAGACGGTCACATGAACACGGGACAGGCCGTGGACCACTATGCAGGCTCTGCTGTCATGGCGCACATAGACATCGCCCACACTATTGCCCGAATAACGCAAATCGGCTACACAGCAGCCGTTCAACACCACGGTTGAGGCTTCGTCAAGGTCCACGCGCTCATCGGCATACACGCCATGACGGTGTATCACGTCGCCAAAGTCGCGCTTCATCACGTCAACGCTCGGCCAGTCGTGCTCTATGCAGAAATCCAGACCGCGGACAAACTTGTCCACAAGCTCGTCACGGCTGCTGCCATCCGACCATTCCGAGGTCCACTGCTTGCACAGACCCAACGAAACGGCCTCTTCTTTCATTCTTTCTGACAAATCTTTCATTACAACAACAATTCAACTATAACAGTTCAACAATAACTCTCCACCCCATGAGCCGCATCCGCCATTATCAACCCTCGGCACCGTTCTCGCCTTTGTCGCCCTCAGCAGCCTCCTTCAATGCCTCTGAAGCTTCCTTCTGCTGCTTTCTCTGTCCCAGATGTATAGTCGGGGCCTCAGCAGCCTCCTTTGAAGCCTCAGCAGCCTCCTTTTTGGCCTTCTCGACCTCCTCTTTAATCTTATCAGGCTCCTTTTCTGCTCTCTCGGCCTTCTCGCGCTCCAACCGCTCCTTGGTCGCCCTCTCAAGGTAAGCGCTCATCACACGGACCTTCTCCTTCTGATATTCCATATCCCCGACAATGGTCGTGTCTACAAACATACCTGTCAGCACAGCCTCCGCGTTCTTGCCTTCTATGCCGGGAACGGTCCAGCGGCCGTCATCGCCACAGACAACGGTCAGGGCGTCAAGGGCATCAAACATGGTGTGCTCCAAGCTCACCTCCAAGCTCCAGCCGCCGCCCACATCGCTGACACGGATATACGGAACGGTGCCGCGCGACAATATCTTGCGCTTGTCCTCGGGAATCTTCGCCAGGTCACGCAACGCCTTCATCTCTTTCTTGCTCAAAGCGCGGGCCTTCTTCAGCAACACAAAGTTACCCACACAAATCTTCTTACCAAACTCCATTTTCTTTTCTCCTTATTTTATAATAATTTAACATTAATATCTGTCTATAAGCTATCCATAATCTATCTCTCGCGTCAGTTAAACCATTTCACAGTTGTCTCGCCCCGGCGTCAAGTTCCATGATTGTAAGTATCGCATAGTTCGCAAGGTCAAGCAGAGAGTCTTTCATTCCCTCACCTTTTACCTTCGCCTCGTCCTTCATAAGCGACTTCACGCGCTCCAGTTTCTCTGCCAAGTGCCCGTAGGCGTATGTCATGCCACACTCCTTGAACAACTTCGCAAAGCTATTGCCGTAGTCCTGGTTCTTCGCCTTGAAGGTATCAAACATCTCGTCTGTGATAGCTTTGTATGCCTTACACGGATTACGAAGGGCCTCCCTCTCCTTATTTATCAAATCAGCAAATCTTTTTGCCGACATTCCACAGAAATTGTCAACAAAGTCTTTCGGAATAATATGCGAAAAGTAAACTTTTGCAGTCGCACTGCTTTCCCATTTTTCCATCACTTTTTTTACAGTCATGCTACCTTTCTCTTGCAAAATATCCAACGTAACATACACGTTAGTCCTGCAATCAACATCACAACAGACACAGTTGTCCTCTACGGATTTTACACAAAAAGCCTTTGTTGGTTCACTCAGTCCCAAATAGCAGTTCTCCCTTGTATTGACAAAATAAAGAAACATATCTTCATGACGTTCAATACGCTCACACGGGAGAAAAAACTTCAGCCCAACCTTAATATCTTCTTTCTTAATCATAAGCTATCCCTCCTTATCTTAAATTTCAATAAAATCTCCAATACCCAAACGAGCCTTGTTGATGCAATCGCATATCCAACCCATAAGGTATGCCAGGTGCTCATTCCTGGCATTACATATCCTTTCCAAATCGCACGCATCGCTGATAGACGATAGAACGTGAAACGCCTCATGGCAGATATTTTTCATAGTCATATTTTTCTTCTTTGGAAAGACAACAAGATTACCGAAATATCCACCTGTTCTACTCACACATTCGGCATAAACCATACCTCCGTAGCTTCCTTCGCTCATAGGCTCGTCGTCGTGAACAAGAGGTTCGCCCTTCATGTCGGTAAAGCATTTGTCTATTTCTTCTTCAGATGTGTTGTACATCACCCAAAGTCTCCTTGGGTAAATCTGCGGTGTATATTCGTAATATCCCTTCTTCTTTGCCAATCGTGCTTTCATATCTCGTTTATATTTTTAGTTCTGCATCCAACCCCAGCACCCAAAGAACGTGCTGGAGCTCATGGACGTGTCGAATTTCTCGTAAGAGAGCTTGGTCGCATAAGCCGTCATGTTTTATAAAAACGGCCCAATCGCCTCCTTCCCGTACTACTGCCAAATATCTGGCTAAGCCCCACGTCTTTTTGTTGTCAATAGACCTTGTGTAGTATTTGCCAACAGTTACTTCTTTAAAACCGTTCTTGTTAAGTATTTCAGGCGTGACGGGTATGCCTTCGACATTGCGGGAACAAGTTTCCCAGAGTCTATCGTCATTATTGTTGATTGCTCTTAGACCGACAACTCCTTCTTTATCAAGAAGGTCACTTAGGGGCTTTATTTCGAAAACAGCGAACATTGTGCCTTTCGGAAATATGTAATCGCAACTTACCCTTCCCCTCACCAGGTCGCCTATTCTCAGATCTTCGGGTTTAATCATTTCTTACCTCCTTTCTTCTATCTCTTGAAAATACTCGCCATATTGCTTCCACTCGGGTTCATGAATATTGCCGACAACCTCGAAGTCTTGCATCATCTTTTGCGAAATGGAATCGCAGATGCCGTCGGAAATGCCTCTGACGGACGACTTAGGGTTCTTGATAGCCACGATATAGAACGATGCCTCTTCCTCGCTCCAGCCTATCGCGCCGTAATAATTGTCATACTTGTTGTCTTCGGTACAACTGAACGGATAGATGTCGGACCGCAACACGTCGCCCTCATAAATCTCCTTGCCGTTCTTGTCGATGGAGCCGATAAACTGGCAGAGGGGACGAGGGTCGATTTTATGTGCCCCAGTGAAACCTATCTTGCCTTCATCTTCAACAAAACCCAAGATGTTTAATTTGCCATCAAGAGAATGGGCCAAATCACCTGAAACCCACTGCCCATTAATAAGACTTTTACCTTTAAACTTAATTGTTCTCATTGTTCTCTATATTTTCGTTAATACTCACATCGTTTATCTCTTTCTTCGTTTCGCCTTGCGTCGTTCTTGCAGGTTATGCCGCACAAGTGGCGTAATGGTGAACGATGGCGATCCGTCGGGCAAGATTAAACGGAATATCCTCTTTGTCTTGCCTTCAAGAAAACCGTCTATCTCTTTCAGTACTGCACGAAGAACCTCACTCTGCGGCTTCTTCTCTCCAGTCTGATGCAAATACAATTGACAAACATATTCCCAATTGACGGTTACGATGTATTGTCTTTCTTTATGTATCTTCATTGTCTTCTACATTTTCGTTAATACTTACGATAACACAATATATTGTTGTATTATTTCGCTTTGAAGTTGTATATCGGTTTAATTCTCCTCGCCACGTCCACCGTGTCGGCTATAAGCGATTCTATCTCTTCGGCAGGCTTATACGCCATGGGTGACTCGTCGATTGTTGACTCGCATACCGATGTGGAGTAAATATCGTGCATCTGCTGTCGGTATTCCTCCATGCTGAGCTGTTTCTTGGCCGCCGAGCGCGACATTAGTCTGCCAGCACCGTGCGGAGCCGAGCAAAGCCAGTCTTCATTGCCCTTGCCGCGGCATATCAACGAACCGTCGCGCATATTAAGTGGGATGATAAGCTGTTCGCCATTTTCGGCACGCACGGCTCCTTTTCGGATGATGCCTGAGTGTATGTCGAAATAGTTATGCCTGGTGGTAAAGAAATTCACGAACGGTAAATGAAGCCCATGGATGATAGTCATTGCTATATTCCATCTGTTGTCGTCGGCAAAACACTGACAGACGTTCGCTGCGAAAATATAGGCATCGAGGTCTTCTCCCTCAAGATAGGCGAGATCGGGAGGCACGGTACCCAAACGACGCAACGTATTGTTAATCTCCTTCTCTAAGCCGTACTTCTTTAAGTCTTCGATGATGCGCTTGCGCTCCTCGTTTCGATTCACATTCTTCTTGGCTAAGTGTTGGAAATAGTTGCACACCTTAACTCCGAGATTGCGACTGCCCGAATGTATCACAAGATACTTATAACCCTGCTCGTCCTCGTCCAGCTCGATGAAGTGATTGCCGCCACCGAGGGTGCCAAGCGAGCGTCCGATATAGTCGGGGTCGAAGCAGCCTTGTGTCCTTTCGTATAAATCGAGCAAAAGATGTGACGTAAGCGGATTCAAAACTTTTAGCTTGGACTTTTCGTGAACGTCAAATCCACTCGGCACCGACTCATTGATGATTCGGTCGAGAAGCGAAAGGTTTATATCCTTCTCGGCGAACTTGAATACCAACATACCACAGCCTATATCCACGCCTACGGTATTAGGCACGACCTTGCCACGGGTTTCAATCACAGTGCCTACGGTGCATCCCTTGCCGGCATGGCAGTCAGGCATAATGCGAATCTTGCAGTCGCGGTATGCCTCGCTCTCTGCCATCTGCCTTACTTGCTTCTGGGCTTCAGGCTCGATGGTCTTGGCAAAAATCTTTACGTTCTTCATACTCTATATTTTCGTTAAGACATTATTACTTACTGTTTCTCGTCTTCTACTGTGCCTAACAATCGTTTCATAAAATTCTTGTTCTTTCGGAATTTTTCTACGACGTTAGATAAGCACGCGCCATGAAGAGGCACCATCTGTTCATAGACAAAGGGATTTTCGATTAGGGCGTAGCTCGCTACTTCCGCTCTATTGTTCAGGTCGGCTATAGCATCATCAATGGTATCGAAATGACAGGTACAGACGTGCTCTGTGGAAAGGTTTACGAAACACCATTTCTTTGTTCTGCGGTCCTGACAGAGCATTACGATGCAGTCGGGACGGTTGTGACGTTTTACTTTGATATACATAAGCTAATCTATTAGTTCAAAATCATAAACGAATACATAGGGGTTGCTCTTCCATATACCCTTGCCGGAAATACGGTCAATAAGGGAGGCGTAGGCCTCCTGCGGAGTGCGAAACGAAGAGTTGGCAAGACCGTGATACCAATAAGTCGGACCTTCAAGCCCTACGTTGTCGTCACGCCAAATGCCTTCTTTCAGGCAGCCTCCATTACTGATGTCTTGCAGGCGTTCTACGCGGATGTTGGTGATGCTAATATGATGAGGCATAAGGTCCGCACGGACAAACATCTTATTGTTGAACCCTTTCTCAAGTCCGATGAACCACAAAAACATTTCGTTTTTGCCACTAAGACAGAGAAATTCATCGTTATCTTTCAGATCTTCATATTTCTGAGCGATGGCTATGGTTTCGCCGAGTTTGTATGGTGAATGCTCCAAGGCGTAATCAAGCATTTTTTGCAGTTCTTCACCCTCTGCTTTGTAAAGTCGGGCTTTACAAGATTCCTTCCAATCAGCAATAGATTCTTTTGCCCAACCTTCGTATGTGCCCAAACGCTCGAAAAGCATTGCAGGATTCAGAATACGTCTTGTCTGAGTCTTTCTGCCTTTAAGTACAGCCTGCGTGAGACCGTACTTGTCGTTAAACATAATCTTCTTCATACTCTATTCTTTTCGTTAATTCTCACTTGCGGCCTCCATACTACCAAATCCGTCAGCAACATGGAGCATCTACACACCGCAAACACCGATGAACGCTACAATCATGAATGTATGAACCCTAAGCTCACCCAAACACAATCTCGCATCTGCACGATAAAGATACTCATTATTATCCTTCAATGCTGCATAAACCCCCATAAAACCAATAAACTTACTGCTCTTTTTGCTACATTAAATGAAGCTTCGGCCTTCAAAAAAGGCGATAACCCTCAAAACAATGTCAATAGAATAAATATGTAAACAAACGCAAACAATAGTTAATACAACCACAAACTGCATAAATATACATAAAGACGTATATTTTTGGAATACATTACAAAATTTCACACACGTTAGCAAACCAATACGCAAAACACAAAAACACTCCCAAAAAAGAAGAAAAGATTTTTTGTGAGGTCACTACGCGCCCTCGCGCCCCTCCCAAAGGGGGGCACCCCCTGTAAAATATCCAAAAACCCAATATTATTTAACATAATATTTGCAAACGTCCCTTCTTCTTCAAAAAATGTTTCACGTCAAACCAAACATTATTAACTTTCGTAACCCCTTAAATATCACCACGTTACACCGATATATTAATACAAACACACTTTTGATTTAATGTTTCACGAATGTATAAAAAGGTTAAACTTTGTATTTTTTGACCACTTGTCACTGACAAGGTCTGCCAAATTAAGATATATTAAGTTAAAATTGCCATATTGGCACACATTGCATAAATATTTACATTTTAAACATCTGTAAAACACTGAAACACAATAAGTTACACGTTTGTTAAAGTGTGTAAAACGTGCTTCTAAGGCGCGTTTTTTGCTCTTATATAGGTGAAGGGCGGCTAATTTGTTCCGCTCTCTCTCTTGTCTCGTTTCCCCTTGACAGACAGAGAGTTAAGCAAGTAAGGGGAAACGTTTAAACCAATTTAAGTTATGGCAAAATCAGTAAATGAAATGGCTTTAGCCGTTGCGAAAGAGTTAGAGATTATGGTTAGTGTTGTTTCAGACAGAAAGAACGACACGCTAACAGACGAAGCCTTTAAGGCAAACAAGGACTACAAAGCGTTGTTAGACACTAAGGCGACAGCATGTAAGGCAGTCGAAGCCTTTGAGATGAAAGCGGTGAAAGCAAATGCCGCATACAACAACGCCGTATTGTTGACCGCTACAAAGGCGGTCCGCGCGTTTGGCTATCGATACAATGTTGACGCAATGAAGGCAGAAGAGTTTTTAAACTCTAAGGCGTTCGCGGACAAAGTAGCCACACACGGCCAATACCTTGACACGCCCGCGCGTTTGGCGTCGTTCGTTTCTTCTGTTTATAAGGATGTAAGCGAGAAACGTGTAACGGTTACAAAGAAAACGCCGTTGACCATTTCAGAAATTAAACTACTGTTGCAAATGGTTGCTGTTGGCTTTATGACTCGTGAAGAAGCACGCGCAAAGGTTGCAAAGGGCAAATAAGCTCTAAGCCGTTCAAACGTTTAAGAGAGACGTTTAACTCTCTTGCAAAAGGTTGCCAGACAAATTTTGGCAACCTTTTGTCGTTTAATAGCTTTTTCATCCTTTAAGGGTTAAAGGCCCTGCCGTTGGTTCAACCCCAACAAAGGAACATATAATTTTGGCGCGTCGCTGCAAAGTGGCACGCCTTTATTGTATCGCTTATTTTTAGGGCGTCAGCAAACCTCGCATGTGCGAGGGTGGGGCACAACATCCCATCGAGATGTCCTGAATGTCGGTTACATTCGTAACGCGGTCGGCACGAATGCCGCTAACTATCTTCTCTGAGTCATGTAGTTCTATCTGGAACGAGTGGCACAGGCACACGAGCGAAACGAGCGCGATCAGGTATTGCAGTTTCGCCACGACTGAGGGCAAAGGAGAGGACAAGAGCGAGCAGGACGCAAGAAGGGAACGAGTGAGGTTAAGCAATCCAATGCGCCGTAACGAACCGAGCTACCCACAGCGGTGGGAGTAGTAGAAAAATAGGTGTTATCATAATTCATATTCTAACGGCGTTGTGGCCGTGCGAGGTGGTTCCTCGCGCATAACACCGGGGGTAACAAGAGAATATCCCCCGTGAGGTATATCCGACAAGCGATTCTCTTCTGAAAGCGGTTTCATGTTAGCCGTGTAACGTTTGAGTTTGCAGCAGAAAAACATGCAGCAGCCATGCTGTGAAATGGTGGGGTGTGAGCCGCGTAGTTAAGACGATAAAGATAAAGCGCGGTGCAAAGATGCACATCCCAGGCAAACGGGGCGGGGAGAGATCTCCGCTCTGCAATTACAAACCAACAAATTAGAAATGGAAAGATACACATTAAAGGAGTTGAAGCGGCTTGTGAGAACAGGAGCCGCGAAGGACATCACATTCTGTAATACGCGCAGTGATGTGCCAGAATCATATACCCAAATCGGGCAATCCAACGGCCTCTACGGCTGTAACGGCAAGCTGTTGCAAGGCGAAAGCGGCCGTCTATATGCCATAACGAAAAGAACAACCGCGCTTTTCATGTTTTGAGAGCGCGTCTAAATCAAGAGGGTGTTTTGACACACCTTCTTTCTATTAACTAAGTACGAGAATTATGAAATGGATAAAATTTTACCACAAGGATCTTAAATCCAACCTTGTGGAAATGATAGGCATGGATTCTTTCATGCCTATTGACGGCAGATTGGGTCTGTTGTCTATAAGGGCTAAAGCACAGGAGAGAGTAAAGAAGATGGAGAACATAAAGGGTTTTGTTCCTTGTGTATTTTCCATTCTCGCGGGTGGTTCACTTTTGGATGCTTCCGAAAGTGAGCTGTATGCTCTGTGAGGCAAAAAGGGCAGTACGATAATGTGCTGCCTTCTATTAACCAAAAATAGTACGAGAATTATGAAAGAGTTTTTAAAAACAAGTACGATAATTGTGCTTGGAAATTTGTTTTTCATTCCTATATTGCTCATCTTGAGCAGTACGTTAATTAGCTGCGTCATTGGCGTGGCTTATCTTGTTGTGCTGTTCTATCTCTTGAGCAGTACGAGAATTGGTCGCAGATTTTTTGCAGCCTTCTACGCTGCAAATCTGCGCTTGGAAAAAGAAATATTCGGATGCAATTCCGAATGTTGAGCAGTACGTTATTTCCGTGAGCGTCCGAGGCGCACACCACGTTCAAGCCGTGGCACGGAACAAAGGTCTCATTAACCTGAGGTGGTCTTACAGATTTGCGGTTAGAAGTTCCCTTTGAGCCGTTTCCCGCCTTGAAACAAAGAAAGGACTGAAAGCGGAAATCGAAACGCCACCTCTTTGTGGGGTGGTTCTACTAACCAACATTTTTGAGTATGGAAAAAGAGATGATAATCTTGCAGGATGGCTCAACACTGTTTGCTTCCGTAGAAGTTACAGAGTTGAGCGGTGGACATTGGCACGGCGAGTGGAACGGGCATAATTTATCGTTCCATGGCGGCGTGTGGATGGAGTAACAAACCCTAAAAAGCCACCTCTTTCTTTGGGGTGGTTCTATTAACCAAAATCAAGAATTATGACAAAAGCAGACAAGATGTTTCTCGCTGCTCTCGTGGCGAGTCACAAGGCATTTATTGCAAAGGAGAGTAAGAGTGATGGAGAATATTCCAAACGTGCTGCTCATGCCGATAGGGTGGCGCGAGAGATAGAGCGTCATTTCTCGCGCCCACGCTTCTTTTAGCAGTTAAACATGGCGTGTTCATTACGCACGCCTTCTATTAACCAAAAAAGATAATATGAAAAAGATTGAAGTAAGAAAAGTTAAGCGAGGTGCGCATCTTCGCCTAACAGATTCAGAGGATGCGCCCGTGTGGGTGCGTGATTCGTACAACAAATTCTCAAAGAAATTTGAGGTTTACAAGTACGACAATATATGTCATTTTGCGGAACTGAAAGGTTCGCGCAAGGTTTATATTGATTAAAGCCAAAAATGCTGCTCAGGAACAAGAGCAGCTCTATTAACCAATTTTTTTGAAATATGAAGGAATTAACGAAACAGCAGCTTATCTCCGTCATGGAGATGCTGCTGTCAGATGGCGATTCTCGTAACTACGACATCGTGACAATTAAGGAAGAGATGACAGCTGCCGACTTGTTTGTTAGCGACAATCCTGCTACAGGAGAGGTTATCTTGCAGCCGGGGAAATACCTCACAGCCTACGCTTGCGACTATGACTGCGAGGAACATCCGCATCTTATGAGATATTTGATGCGGGGAGAGGTGGAGTTCAAGGTCTTAGAAACCAACCTCTCCATTGTGATTCTCCTTTGTCTGGAGCGACACTAAACCCTAAACCGCCACTCAAAGACGAGTGGCTCTATTCACCAAAGCAAAAGGATTATGACAATTAACAACAAAGAATGCGGCACCTACCTTTTCAAGGTGTCGTTGTGGTGTGGCTGTGGCTATACCACATCTTCATTCAATGTCTACGCCTTCCATGAGGAGGAGGCGCTTGAGTATGTCCTCGCTTATCTTGAGAGGATAGAATACAACGGCCTTTTCTTCACAGAAGAGGAGGTGAGAGACATGGATCTTGACATCGTGGAGAAAGAGGAGATGTTTATCTACATCGACCCTACGATGACGGATCCGTCGGCACGTCCTGCCTATATCCTTGCAGAAAATGCAGGGATTGAAAACCTCGGACGTGTCGCATGACCTAAAAACGGGCAGCATGAATTGCCATGCTGCCTTCTATTCACCAAATAGTACGAGAATTATGCTAAGAGACAAAAGATGTAACCAAGAGTTTGAGGCTTCACTTTCATACGAGGTGAAGCGACTAAAGATTGCAGCGCGTAAGCTGCACAACTGTCGCATGACAGATTATATAGACCCTCGCGCCGAGTGCCTTCTTCGTGAGGCGCTTAAAGGAATTATCAGCATAACTCATTGCTGAGCCTAAATTAATCCCCACCCGCAAGGATGGGGATTTCTATTAACCAACAAATTTTAGAATTATGAAAAAGAATCCACGGAATTACGAAGTGCGCGGCAAAATGTACGCCTACATTCTTGACTCCATCTCTTCCGATGAGGTAGATGTGGAGTCTATGTCGGACAAAGAAAGAATCGAGTTTGCGCTTGATACTTTCTATGTAGAGAAGTTTGAAAACGACAGACGCGGAATGTCCGTTCTCGATTTGCTGACGGAGTGGATAAGCGGTCTGTGTTCCACCGTAAATGTAGCGTTTACAGATTACGACATCGCCCAAATTGGCACGGAGTGGGGTTATTGCAGAATTGACGCAGGACCCTATCTGTTTGTGCATTCATGGTTTGAGCGCATCGCCAAAGGCATTCTGAGCCTTGCAAAAATCTACGGGGTGGATATGAGCCGTTTCTAACGACTGCTCATGTTCGGTTAGCCAACCTTAAAAAGGTCCGCACATATTGGTGCGGACTCTATTAACCAAAATTTTAGAATTATGATTTACATTAAGAGTTTCAAAAATTATGAGGAGTTCAAAGTTCTCTTCGGTGTTGTGGAGCATGGCAACGGTGTAAAGTCGCGCAAGAACAAAATCCTTCTGGCTTGCCTGAAGGACAGAAAGCTGCTTCATTGGTGGCTTTCGTTCAAGGACAGTTGCGACAGAACACATCGAAGTCATCTTTACAAGAACTGTGACTATCTCCGTGCTACAAGCATGGACGATCTCAAGTATTTCGCCAAGAAGATGATGAACCGTATCGTGTATAACGATGTTTGCGGCATGGCGTCCCCTTATTACTGCATAGATTTCGGAGATCTTTCGTTCACGTTCTATAGTTCAAGCATGCGTCTTGACGGCTTCAAAGGCATTTGTGCCGATGGAGATTCCAAGGCCGTGCGCTATGAGAACGTAGAACGCGAGAAGGTCTTCAAAATGAAGGCCGGAAAGTTCATCACAAGGTGCATAGAGGAATGCCGCATCACGCGCGACTACATGCCTGAGCAGCTTAAACGCTGGATAGGCGAGGAGTTTGCCCGTGAGTGGCAGGTCTTTGCCGAGCAGCGCTGCACCGACAGGTACACGCTGCATGTCGATGATAATTTCGAAGATATTTATGACAGCGGCCGCTGTTATGGTGACTTTGGAAGCTGCATGACAGATAAGGATCAGCACACCTTCTATCGCGACGCGATAGAGGCCAAGGCGGCTTATATCACAGACGAATACGGATGGATTGTTGCTCGTTGCATCGTCTACACCGATGTGATAGACGAAAACGGCAACCATTATCGTCTTGCAGAGCGTCAATATTCAATGGGGCAAGACAATGTCCTCAAGCAGATTCTCGTTGACAAGCTTATCAAGGCAGGCGAGATTGACGGCTACAAGCGTGTGGGCGTCGATTGTCACGATAACAAGAACTTTGTCCGCAACGACGGTTCTTCTATGCGTGACCTTGTGCTGCACATTGCGTGTTGTCTTGAAGCTGGCAACACGCTGAGCTATCAAGATTCGTTCATCTACTATAACCACGACGAACAAATCTCGTACAACGACTCGTCTAAGTCCTATTCCGACGAGCTAAACACGACAGACAGTCAGTTTGGCGGCGGCGGTAATTGGTCGGACTATTACGGAGAGTACATTCCAGAAGAGGAGAGTGTCTATGACGACTACTACGAGGATTGGATGTGGAATAATCAGCAATCAGACGCCATATACAGAGGCGAGAGAATCGTTATCAACGACGGTCGTGCTTCGATGAGCGACGATTGGTATTGGTCAAACCACGAGGATGCTTATCTGTATGACGACGATTGCTGCTATGTCGATAGCGTCGGAGATTCTCGTCTCGTTGACGATTGTATCCTGGACATCGACGGCAATTGGCAGCTCAAAGAGGACTGTGAGTATTCTGACTATCACGAGGAGTACATCCCCGAGAAACGTGCCGTATGGAGCGACGCTGCCAACTCATGGCTCGACGCCGAGAAAGATTCTCTGTGCCCTGTGTGTGGAGAATATTTCCCGGGCGACACCGAGGATTTCTATTCTGAGATCACGGGAGAGTGTTATTGTTCCGAGAAGTGCATGGAAGAGGATGAAGCGAAGTTCAGACGAGAGCATGCTCTGCTTGTTGTAGTCTAAAAATTAAGGCGGGAGGATTTTTCCTCCTGCCTTCTATTAACCATTAAAAAATAGAATTATGAAAGAATTAAATTTAGACCTTCTCAAGGCCCTTTACTGTGTTTTCTCTCCAAGCAATGGAGAGAAAAAGATGCGACGTTTCATCAAGCGTCACATCAAGAAAAACATACCCGCAGCCGTCGTCACACAAGACGCGCATGGTAACATCTTCGTCACCAAAGGCGAGGCCGAGAGCTATCCTTGTCTGTGTGCTCACATGGATCAGGTGCAGCATCTGCACCCCTCCGATTTTGTGTGCATCGAGGGCCAGGGTGTCATCTTTGGCTATTCGCCCAAGCTGCACAAGCAGTGTGGTCTCGGTGCCGACGACAAGAACGGCATCTTTATCGCCCTGCAATGTCTTGAGCGTTATGATGTCCTCAAATGTGCGTTCTTCGTAGGCGAGGAGATAGGTTGTGTGGGTTCACACGCTGCCGACATCGAGTTCTTTGCCGACTGCCGTTTCTGTGCTCAGATCGACCGTCGCGGCAACAGCGACATGGTGACGAGCATATCCTTTGGAAATATCTGTTCTGAGGAGTTTGTCATGGCTGCCGATTGTGAGACTTACGGCTATGCCGTCAGCACAGGTCTCATGACCGATGTCGAGGCGTTGCGTGGCAATGGTGTCACAGCGTCGTGCATCAACATGTCGTGCGGCTATTACGAGCCCCACACGGACCATGAGTTTACCGTAATTGAAGACGTGAAGAAATGTCACGCTTTCGTCTGCCACCTCATAGAGCATTGCACGTCCGTTTATCCTCACAAAGAGGACGATTACGGATATAACGGCAACAGTAGCGAGTGGAGCCGTGGCGAGTGGGACCGTTACTATTACTGTGATTTCTATGACGAATGTCTTGACTATTGCTGCAATTGGTTGAAAGACGCCCCGCAGCTCACCCTCGACGAGTTCATAGATGCTGCTCGTATGTATTTCCCGTTTAGCAAGAGCGGTTTTGCCGAGATCTTCGAGACGGCATCCAATTATGTCAAATCGGAAATAGTCTAACCAAAAAAAAGGGGGAGAGCAATCTCCCTTCCATTAACCAAAAAAAACAAGAATTATGTCAAATCTTATCCCGTGCCCAATCAACGAGAAAGACCTGTGCAGCGATGTCCTGTTCGATTGTCTTTTCGATAATGACATCTATTGCGAGGGCGAGCGCAACACGCTCGTTGGCTTTCTCAACGGCGGCGTCACCACCGCAAAGTACACCGAGGGTTCTAACGCCGTAACCATCCGCTTCCTCGAACGCCCAATCAATGAGCTCGACATGGAGCGAATAGAAGAATGGCTCGGCATCATCCGAGACGGTGTCAACAAAAATTTGTCGTCAAATTATGAAAAAATGATGACAAATTCCGAAAAAATGATGACAAACATCAGTTTTCACAACAACAGACACGTTTGCAAGGTGCTCTTCACCTACCTTATCGAAGAGTAACCTTTGGCCTCAAAAGCCTCCCGTGCAAGGGAGGCACAGTTTAACCAATAATAATAGAATTATGAATGAATATGAAGCAGTAAGGATTGAAACTGTAGGAGACTACAGAATCAGCATCTATTATGACTCAGGCAACGATTGCCCATGTACCGAATGGTGTATGTCAGGGCTGTTCATCTGGGGCGGCTACGGCCGCGATTGCGACCAACTGAGCCCTGCCTGCAATTGGCGTGAGCTGTTCGGAAAGCACGACGATGGCAACCATACCGTGTGTGAAGCTCTCAGAGAGCTTATCGCCAAACATGTCTCGCAAAGAAAGCTCCTCAACTATCTAAAGAGAGGAAAGCTGGGTTCTGTCACGTTCGAATACAACCGCTATCTCAATATATGGGAGGAAGTGGGACATGATGACCGCAACGAGTATCTGTGGAGCTTAGAGTTCTCCCCGCGAGATTTGAAGGAGGACAACTACATCTATGAGCTCACGGAGTACATGAGCGAGGAGCAGCTTGCGCAAATCCTTTACGACCTCGCCAAGGATCTTGCCTTCACCGAGTGGTCTTCCAGGGGTTATTGTCAAGGCGACTATGTCCACGGCTACGCCTTCTGTACAGAGGAGCGGTTTGCCGAGACATGCGACCGCAACACCAAAAATTGGAAGACCCGGGCAGAGGACATCATGGAGGCAGAGGCAGAGGACATCGGAAGATGGATGTGGGGCGACATCTTCGGCTTCAAGCTGGAGAAAAAAGACTTTTACGAAAAGGTCTATCCCGACGAGGAGCGCGACAACGAGGAGGGCTTCGATTGGGTTGACGTAGACTCTTGTTGGGGCTACTACTGTGACCCTGACGAGCTCATCGAAGAGGTGATCCGTGAACATGACTTGCGGCCAAGCTCTGCCGCATGAAAATCCTGAAAAGGGGGAGGTGTAATGCCTCCCCTTCTTGTTTAACCAATATTATGAAATTATGAGAAAGTTCAAATGCGACTACCACTATGTCGACGACCTCATCCGCCGCTACGAAGAGGAAGGCGGTCAGGTCATCTGTCTTAACGACGGCTGTCTCGCTTCTGGCGAGTGGCTCCTGTTTGACGACACGAACAAGAAGAAGTGTTTTTACACTTACGAGCTTGCGCTCAACGAGTGGTCTTCTTGCCAAGTTGTACATGTCTACAGCTGTTGGGACAAGCTCCCTAAGAAGTACAAGAAAATGGTAGAGAATTACGCCCTCTATGCGTAAATCCCGAGAAGGCAGCGCAGCCTGAAATTCTGTGTGCCGGAAAGACAGCCTTTAGCGACCAGTTCTTAAGCACGCCGCGCTGTGCGGCGTTACAACTGGTAACATCAACCGTTTATAGCAATTGCGCCAGGTCTTTCACATGCAAGCCTTTAAACAGACCGTCTCACGCTTCTGTGTGTGGCGGTTTCTTATTCACCAACAAATAAGAATTATGCAACACACAGAGTTTATCGACGCTATCTGTGCCAAGGTAGACGATGGCGCACGTTTCATGGTCAATCTCGAAAAACGCACGCTCCGTCTCGATGGCCGCCTTGTCAACCTCGACGAGGTTGATGTCTTCCGTGTCGATGAAGCGGTCATGTTCCGCTGCATCGAAGATCTCTATTGGCAATATCGCCATTCTGTCCCCTCGGAGAGGTCCGAGTCTCACCGCCGACGCTATTTCAAGGCGCTGCCTGAAGACGGGCTTTCTGACGAGGACATGATCTACGGAGCTGCACGCGAGACCGCACGCTGCCGTCTCGAACTGTTCATCCTGCTCATGCTTCGCAGCGGCCAGCTATGTTGGCACGAACAGTGGGGCAGTTGGTTCTATCAGTCGCCCTACGAGAAAGAGTTCATCATCCTTCGTGCGTGGGTAGAGCCCAAAACTCGCCAGACAGCCTGAAAAACGGGAGCAACGCCATCCCTTGCTCCCTCTTTTAACCATCATTATTAACAAAAAAACAATAGAATTATGAAAAGAAACGTCATCATCTCAGGCGAGTTTACAATCAACGAACTGACAGCACCCAAGCCGTCCAACGCTTCCAAGCCGAAGACGGCTGTTGACCGCATCGCTGCGCTCAAGGCAGCAGGCATCGACACATCGTGCTTCTTCCCGATGGGAAGCGACATGGTGGTCAAGGTTGTCGACGGTGTACCTGTCCAGGTCCTCGACGACGACCCCATCTATCAGAGCATAGCTTCTGGGGGCTACGTCAACGTCCACCCGCTCTTCCGCCGTTTCGTCATGGCGCAGATGTTCCGCTTGCTTCGCCGAATGGAGAGGTCGGGCGAAAGTTTCAACGCTCTCGTTCAGCATAACGGCTACGAATATCAGTGGCGCATGCTTGAAAACGAGCTCCATGCCATCGCGAAGATGCAGGAGAACAACGACGCCGCTTGCTTCTCGCAGCGCATCCTGTGGTTCAACCAAGACGTGGTCTCAGCCATGATAGACGACTATCTCTTTAAGCTGCGTTCTCATGTCGACAAGCTCTCCCACCGCCGCAACAAGCGTGGCGAGATGGTTTATAAGCACACCTGCAAGGGCATGCCTTACGTCAAGATTGCTGGCAAGAACGTCTTCCTCAACGACATCGGCAGAAAACTCTATACGCCTGTCGTCAAGGCTTCTCTTGCCGTCAAGCAAGCCAAGTCTTACAGGGAGCTTTATCAGCTCGTCGTCAGCTTCAACAAGCAGCGTCCGCATCTTAAATGGAGAACCAAGCAGGCCGATGCGTTCATCAATGCCTACAAGGGCGCGGGTGCCTATTTCACCATGCGCAACCTCGTCATGTTCCATGGCGCACGCTTCGCGTCAAAGGGCGAAAAGGCGTCTTTGCGGCATGTCGAGGACAAAGCTCGCGAGTACGAGAAAGAGGGCTGGCGCATGATGGGTGTCATGAAGCAGCTCATCGCCGACGCTGGCATCTCCATCGAGGACAAGGTCCATGAGTGGAAGGTGCAGAAACAGCAAAAGTAACACCTCTTCAAGCCGCACGGCGTGTGGTGGACGGGCTTCTGTTTAACAAAGCTCTTAAGAACCAAGATCGCGTCTTCAGGAAGATTTCCTGATTCCCCGATCTTCTCTTCAGAAGCTTTCGTATCAATCCTTTAAAGCAAGGCCCGCGCCCGTGGCCGCACGCTTCCCAACAGGGTCTGCCTCCAACGGCAGACCTTCTCAAAACCATTAAACAACAGAATTATGAAAGAAGACAAAATCCTCCAGATGCTCTTCGAGCCTCAACGGTGGCAACAGGCCATCAACAAGGGCGTAGACAAGGGCATCGACAAAGCAACGCTTTATCAGCTCACAACGCCAGAAGCTCGCGCTCTCCTCTATCAGCGCATAAGGGACGGGCAGTACAAAATCATGCCGCCCCATGCTGCCCTGATACCAAAGGACAACGGCGACTACCGTACCGTCTATGTCAACGAGCCTGTTGACCGGGTGTTGCTGAGCGGCATCAACGACCTCTTGTTCGACCTCGCGCCCGACATGGTCCACAGCTCATGCAAGTCTTACCAGAAAGGCATTGGCTGTGGCCGTGTCGTGCAGGAGGCTTCGCGCATGGTGTGTGCTGCCGAAGGCAAGACGATAGGCTTCAAGTCCGACTTGTCTAAATATTTCGACTCTGTCCCGCTCTCTTTCATCGACGCGATCTTTGACCGCATCGAAGAGATGCACGGCCAGTCCGCGCTCATCGCTCTTCTTCGCAGCTATTACCATTGCGACACGTTCTTCGACCCCGACGGCAACATCTGCAACAGCTATCAGTCCCTTAAGCAGGGCTGTGCCGTGGCTGCATGGCTCGCCGACGTGCTGCTCTGTCACATCGACGAGAAGCTGTCCTGTCTTAATGGCTATTATGTACGCTATTCTGACGACATGCTCTACATCGGCGACGATTATGCTCAGGCCATGACCGTCTTGCAGCAGGAGCTCGACAAGATGTCCATGAAGCTCAACCCCAAAAAGGTCGAGTATCTCGATTCCAACCATTGGTTCAAGTTCCTCGGCTTTGCCGTCAAGGGCCATGACATCTCGCTCTCTCCTTCGCGCATCAAGACGTTCCAGAAGGAGATTGAACGTAGAACCGTCAACTGGCGCGAGACCACGCTCCAACGTGCGGTCAACGCGGTCAACAAGTACCTCTACAAAGGCTTCGGCTCCCACTCATGGGCCACACAGGTCTTGCCCATCATCAACGTCAAGAGAGACGTCTCCATCCTCAACACGTTCGTCCTCGACTGCCTGCGGGCCGTTCAGACGGGCAAGAAAAAGCTTGGTGGCCTCGGCTTCGACAAGATGCAGAAAGACGGCTGCATCGCAAGGGGCAAAGGCAAGAATGTCAGGGCCAACAGGTTGGCCACTGAACAAATCATCGAGGGTTATCTCACCATCGGTTGCGCTCAGGCCGCCATGCTCACACGCAGGGCTGCTTACGACGCTCTCGTAGACAACATCTGACCCCTCATCCTCCGCGCACACGGAGACGGACAGCGAAGCAGCTCAGTTTAATTTTCCTATAAGACATCCAGAAAGAAGGGCCCTTATTCTTTCAAGACAGGGCATCCCTGTCTGAAAGGAACAAGGGACCTTCTTTCTGGTTCCTTACAGGCAATATCAATCCTTTACAGCCATGTGCCGTCCTGCTTGGCTCCCGCCCTAAAACAAGACACGCCCTTCTCGGTGTGTCTACAACCAAACCACACACACACACGCGCACCGCAGCGCATCTCCCTTCAAGCATATCTTCGTTAACATGCCTGATGACCTGATACGATGAGACGAGACCCCGCGGCTCCCGTCTCATCGTCCGATCATCACCAAGATCAAACCCTTACAGCAATGCGGCATCTTATGTGAGAGGGGAGAGGGTTTCGCGAACCCATGACGTGTCAGGACAATTCCCTTTAGTGAACCCTCTGCCAAACATCAACAGGTTCCACCGGCATCATAAGCCGGTATCACCTGGATGTCGTCAAGGCTTCACATCAATCCTTTACAGACATCGCGACATGTTGTCAAGACACGTCTTTTCTTTAACACCTTGTGTTAATTAAGTGTTAATGGGTTTGGCAAAACACAATGTTATTGCAAATATTACTACCTTTGCAATAACCTAAGTAGAACCTTAAAAACAAGAATTATGTCTAAAATCGTTCGGGCGCAAGACATTCTCAAAGAGAAGGGTTTTGTCGCTCCTGTCTTCGACACAGCGGCTTTCCAGGCCGATGTGGCAATGTTCTTCCGTGACCATAGCGTTGAAGACTATCTGCTCATCTATGTCCTTAGGTTTGCCGACTTTAAGGACGCTCCAAAGTCGGGCTTCGCGTCGTCGCTCTTCGTCACCTCTGCCGAACGTTTGTGTGGCGAGGTCTTCATCGGCTACGCCGTCCCTCCCGAACTCTTGCGGCAAGAGCCTGACGGTCCTCATTTCGGGACCCTTCAGGACGACGAGATCAGCCGCCCTCACATCATTGTTGACGAGCCGTTCGCCGCCAACGCCGTTGGTCTGCTCAAGATGCTGGGCTTCACCGTCGGCCGACGGCGCAAGAGCTTCGGCTTACCTGTCTATAAGGTCACGCTCTTCTGACACACCCCTGCCTCAAATGGCGCGTCCTCGTCACGCGCCCCATGTTAAACCAAAACTTTTAGATATGAAACATCTTCCGACAATCCCGACGCGCCGTTGGACGGTGTTGCTCTCTTCTGAGCAACAGAAGACTTATGCCAACGCCATCCGTCAGGGCTATTTCTCTACTTACGACGGCTACCGTTGGCGACATACGTTCTACGGCGCGTATATCTGGAAATACCCCGGTCGCATAAAGGTGCTCAACATCTTTCGCGACATCTTGGGGCGGGCTCCCATGTGGAGCGACATCACCGACGACAACCTCCGCGACTTAAAGGCAGAGCTCGACGAGGCTTATGCGCCCAACTCGGTAAAGACAATCTGTGCCGAGATCAATTCGATCATAAGTGCCAACGCCGACTCCAAGGACATCCCGTCCATGTCTTACGCAAAGGTCCTGAAAACCAAGAAAACGGTCACACAGGCCGTTTATCTTACAGACGGGGAAATATACCGTCTCCACTCTTATCTGCCGCGCACGGCAAAAAGAAGGCACATCAAGCGCATTTTCATGCTTGAGTGTCTGTGTGGAGCGCGACTGTCCGACTGTGTGCGCCTCTCGCCCGACAATATCTCGCCCGACGGACGCACCATCACCTATGTCGCGCAGAAGACGCGCCGCGAGGTCACGGTGCCTGTCCATCCGTGGCTGCGCCAGTACCTCACACCGTCTTCGCCCACCGAGCCTGCATCCGTTGCCGTATCGTCCTACAATGAGGGCGTGCGCTTCTTCTGCAAGGCTTGCGGCATCAACACAAAGGTAAAGATCTTTCAGGCGGGCAGGGAGCAGACAGGCCCCAAGTGGCAGTTTGTCTCCACCCACACCGGGCGGCGCTCTTTCGCCACAAACCTGTCGCTTAAGAACGTGCCGCTTGAACAGATAGCCCTCATGATGGGTCATCTCACGGGCAACGCCCCTGACATAGCCATGACGCAGCGCTACATCGTCACGCGCCTCCAGCTCTCCCCGGCAGCCTTCCAGGCTTTCCGTCTGCCTGGCTCCGAACAGCTCGAAGCCGAACAGCTCGCGCTCCACTCGCCGTCGCCGTCTTACGACGACCCTGCCATAGCACAGGCGTTCGACAACCTCCCCGACGACACCAATGCCGTCATCCCCGAACGCCCGCAACCCGACAGCCTCACGCATTCCATGTAGCAGCGTGTGGCTTATGTATGACAATAAAATCTTTTAAGAATTAAGAATATGGAAAGAAACTACAAAGCTTACAGGAAGATCCTCGCCCAGTACGAGGACATGACGCAAGACCTCTTCCTCGACATCAGGCGTGGCGTCATCACGTCTTTCGACGAGTTCGAGGCCAAGTACACCGACCTCAGCCGTCGCTTCACCGATGCCATCGAGCCGACAGGCTATCACGAACAGCTCAACCCTACGATCTTTGAGCTTATCGAGAAGGCGAAGAGGGCGGGCGACTCTCTTGAAGATTTTTCACAGCTCTTCCTCGGCACCCTCACCCTTTTAGAGTTTCCCGACGAGCAGCTCAACGCTCTCATGGAGCCTCAACAGACCGAAGACGATGATCCCTTCTGGTCTTCTGTCTTGCCTAAAGACCCCGAAGACAAGTAACAAATAACATAAAAATAACCACGTTTCAGCCCTACCGCATTACGGCAAAGCGGAAAGAATATGCGAAAATCAATAGACACTTACATCAAGGCGATAGCTCACGATAACGAGCAAGAAATTCGTGAGAACTACATGACAGTAGCCGACTATATCATCAATGATGCTGAGAGCTGTACAGGCTATTACGAGTACTTTGACGATGATGAACTTGACGAGACTGGCGAACCGACAGAGGCTCAAATCGAGGAGTTGAAGGCTTACCTCCGTGAGCACTACACGACACCTATAGTGCACCGTATCGAAGACATTATGCTCACTAAGCATAGTAACGGAAGCGACAACCTCCAGTATAAGGCCGACGGCAAGACGTATGAGGTTGATGGCGAGTTTTACGTTGATAAGGAATACCGTCTGCACCACACGCACATCTTCGAGAACGGCGACGAGCAGGAGATTATAGTACCCTACAAGAACGGCGAGCATACGTTATAACAATCAATACAGAGCAAGCATTTGCTCTAAACTTTAACAATTATTTTCAAAATTATTATGAACATCAAGAAATTCTTTTCCATGGACGCATCAACGACAGCCCGAGTGTTGAACGTCTTCGCACGCCTTGGCTTCATCCTCGCCTTGGCAATTGTAGTCATCGGCTTCTGCCTGTGGTTCTTTACCGACGACTACTCTAACAAAAAGTTCATCGGCATCTTCATGATGAGAGAGTTTTTCCCTTACATCTTTGGCGCATGGTTTGCAGGAGGTCTCGCCGTGCTCGTCAAGGCAGCATCGCTCTACATAGCCGAGAAGCAACCACAAGACGAGGAGGACGACGAAGATTAAACCATGACCCCATGTAAACCCCATGTAAACCCCATGTAAAAGAGCCCTGCTTACAAGCGGGGCTCTTCGTCCCTCAGACCCTGTTTTTGCCCCAGTCTGCCCCAATTTCCCAATAGGTCCCGTCCGACCACAACAACCCCTTATATATTATTGTGATACGTTGGTGATACGATTACGATACGATTGTAACTACCCTATAATCAGTACGTTACAAGCCTCCATGATGTATCGTGTATCACAAACGGCTCACCCTAAAATCGTATAACCTATTGTGTATCAGTCTTTTACAAACCGTATCGCAATCGTATCACTTTCGTTTCATATCGTATCACCGTTTCTATGGGTTCTATGTCGCTAATTATCAGCCTTTTACGGCATAAAAATCCACAATCAGACATCAAAAACACCCAAAAATCACCAAAATTCCACTTTTCACCTTATAATACACATGTATATAATAAGGTACATGTATAAAAGCTAAGGTCGCGCGTTAATAGCTAGTTAATATATAATAAATATATATATATATTATTTATGTTCTTTCTTTTTGCTTCTTTTTCTTTGTAAACTTTTCGAAAGCCAAAAACTGGGTTTCTACAAGACCCAAGGTTTGGAGAAAAAAACGGGCTTTTTCGCGCGCGCGTGCGCGTGAGCATGTGTGCGCCTACGCATATACGCACACACAGGCACACACCCATGCCAGCACACAATACACGGCAGAAATTTGTTAAATCCGTGTTAAAGCCGCAAAAAATCTTGCAGGGTAGCAGATTATTCCGTAAATTTGCGGCCTAAATATAATCTCTTAAAATATCAAAAATCATGAACTTCAAAACAATTCAGGGTCTTTCAATACCCATTCTATTTACAATTATCCCCATCTGCGCTTTTCTTCTATTCCAAAATGGGTGGTGGATGCTTGTCTGTGTTGTTATGCAATTATTTGCGTTGGGAGCTTATGTTATTTTTACAATGATGAATTTCACAGGTTTAACAGAGCATAAAAACGCGAAAGGATCTGATGTCTTGCTATATTCATTTGCAGCATCCATGATATTGCCATCTTACATCTTGGTGCTGTTCCCCTTTTTTATGGAAAGCAGCAAATTTTTAAACAAGATAAACTATATTTTTGGCGCACACTTCCAAACTATATATGAGGGAGGGCTAATAGTCGGCTTCATAACCATCGCCTATATTGTGTACTCATTATTTGCCGTTGCCGGAATTTTTAGTACATCTTTGTCTTTAATAAAAAAAGGCAAGACCAAGCCTTTAATGTACGGATGGATGTGTACGGCTTTTGTTTGTTTGGCTGTCTTTACGGCATACAAATTCTCCCTAACTGGGTTTGACGCTTCTTTGTATCCTTCTTCCTATGAAACCCAAATGCAAAAAGAAGAACATGAGATAGACCAGCAAATCGAAGCCGACAAATATCGACTAATCCAAAAGGCCGTTAACGATTATCGTCGTCAAAGCGAATAAAACTCCGACCTTATATCAGACGCATGACCTCCCTTGAAATTGCTGAGGTCACAGGTAAACAACACGCTCATGTGATGCGGGATATTCGCAACATTTTGGCGCAAGGTTTGCAACAATCCAATTTTGGATTGTCGTCCCCACACCAATGACAGATAAATGATTTTTATAAAAATTCTCCCTCAAAAATTTTGTTGTTTCACGCAAAAGCCTTAACTTTGCAGTGTTCAATAATCATGTGGCAGAGTCGTAAGCTCTTCCACAAAAACTTTTGAGGGAGGGCTTTATTTATGCTCGAAACTTTTGGGAAAAAGATATGCCTTTGGCGTATCGCCCCTTGCATACGCTGTAATGGCGTGTGCGTGCCAGCCACATGAGGCATTGAACAAAGGGTAGCGGTACGCCTTTTTTGTGTCCGCATAGTTCAATGTTCAAAAATCATGTTTATGGACGAATTAATGAAGCAAGAAACAATGAGTTCACTGCTAATCGCAGAAATTTCAGGGAAACAACACAACGATGTATTAAAAGCAATCAGGAAAATGGAGCGTTCGTGGGAAAAGATAGCTGGGCGCAAATTTTCCCTCTGCTATTACACAGACCCCAACAACCGAAAACGCCCAATGTTTCTACTAAACAAAGAAGAGTGTCTTTACATTGCCACAAAGTTTAACGACGAGGCAAGAGCAAAACTTGTCCTTCGTTGGGAAGAACTTGAACGCAAAAACGCTCCTCAGCTCCCCTCAACCTACCTCGATGCCCTAAAGGCTCTCGTCGCCTCCGAAGAGGAGAAACAGATGCTCGCTGCCGACAACGCGAAGAAGCAGCAGGCAATAGAGATGAAAGACGCACAGATCGTCGAGCTCGACACAGCCGTCAACAACATGAAGCCGAAGGTGTCTTATGTCGACAACATCCTCCAGTGCAAGGACACAATCAATGTCACGCAAATCGCACAAGACTACGGCATGTCCGCAAAGGCCTTCAACGTCCTGCTGCGCAACCTGAAGATACAGCACAAGGTGGGGCAGATATGGATAGTCTACGGCAAGTACCTCGCCAAGGGCTACGTCCAGTCCGAGACCTTCACCTACGCCAAGGCCGACGGCACACAGGGCGTGCGCACGTTCACCAAGTGGTCACAGCGCGGCCGCCTCTTTCTCTACGACACCCTCAAGTCTCACAACATCATTCCATTAATCGAAAAAACCTCAAACGACAATGAACAGCGATAAGATACAAATTTCAGACGAGATAGCATCGGCTCTCTTCCACCTCCGTGCAGCAAGCTGCTGCCTTGAACGCTTCATAGAACAGACCAACCCCGAGAAGGGACAGGACAGCAACGCCTACGGGCGCAAGTACGGAACCTTCATCCAAGGCTACGACACCGCCTACAAGGCCGTCATCAGCATGGCAGAGCAAGAACTCACCGACAAGATGATCGGCGTTTAGCCCTCCGTTTCCCAAGACCCGGCCGCGCTTCTCTTCTCTCTGTGCGCGGCCGGGCTTTTTCTTTTACGCCTTGTTGACGTAACCGATAATCTTCTTCACAGCCCCGTCAATCTTCTTGTTGTCGTAGCTTATGTATCGGCTCGTCACGTCCGTCCAGGCATGGCCAAGACACAAGGCTATCGTCTCTCTCGGAATGTCAAGCTCCGCGCCGATGCTCGCAAACGTGTAACGCGCCGTGTATATCGTCATACCGTCCACAATCGGCTCCCATTCCATCTTTCTCATCCTCCCCACCTTGTCGGGAACAATCCTCACAGGACCAATCTTCTTCAGGGCAGCGTTCCAGTGCGCGTCAAAGTCCTTGTGTGACCCAAACCTGTCAAGTGGGCACAGAAGCCATTCTTTTCCCCTGTAACGCTCTATAATCTTCCGGGCCTCCGTCGGCACAGGTATGTCATACAAACGCCCCGTCTTGGCCCTTTTGTAGCGTATCCTGCCGTTCTTCAGGTTTTCCTTCTTCAGGTGCAGCAGGTCAACGGGGTTGATGCCGCACAGATAGAACACAAGCATGAACAGGTCCCTGTACATGCACCGCCAGTCATCATCCAGCGGATAGTCCCTCACCGCGCGAAGCTGCGCAACCGTGATGTTGTTTATCGCCACCTTCTCGCTTTTAATCTTGTAACGCCTGAACGGATATTTGTCCGTCCACTCGTTGTCGATGGCCCAGTTGAACACCGTCCTTATGTTGCGAAGCATGATCGACTGATAGTTCACGCTCACGTCACCCATCGAGCGCACAAAACCGTCAAGCCACCTCACGTCAACGTCCTCAAACGTCGCCTTGGCGTCAAAGGCAGCCACCTTACGCGCGGCAAGGTCATACAGGTCGCGCGTCCCCTTGCGCTCCTTCGTGTCCGCAAAACGCTCGATATAGTGAACCAGCGTCTTCGCGCTCTTCTGCCTGTTGCTCAAGATGAGCCGCAGCTCGTCCTTTAGCTCGTCAACGGGCATGTTGTCGCCCCGCAACAGCATAAACTGGTCAACGGCCAGCAGCTTCTTCGCCAGCACCGCGTTCTTCGCCGTAGCGCAAGGCTCTCCCTTCTGAAACGCGCGGCCCACAATGTTGTTCACCGCACAAAGACCTGTAGAGAGCTTGAAACGCTTGCCGCAACCCTCAAAAATCAACACCACGGGCGCAGTCCCGTCCTTCTTCTTCTTTGTGAAATCCACATAAATCCTGTACTTCATAGTCCTGTTATTTTTTAACGGCCTACTCCGTCTCCAGTCTATAAGGCTATATGTCGCAAGTTGGCTTATTTTGCATTTGGGTACGTTGAAGGGTACGTTTCTTTTTCTCGATAGACCTCCATAGACCCTAATAAGCCATTTTCAAATTAGCCTAAAACGCGAAAAAGCAGCCAAAAAATGACTGCTTATTTTCTTTAACTCGCTGAATGTTAGATGTTTATGTCAAGAGCGACAAACGGGGCTCGAACCCGCGACCCCAAGCTTGGGAAGAAAGTAAGCACTATTATAACTATTTGAAACACAACACTTTACACACTACCACTATTCGCATGGTACGCTTTTGGGTACGCCGTCACCCGAAAGCATCTTTCTCAAGAACTTTATTTCCTCTTCTTTGTCGGCAATAACCTTGTCTTGCAGAGCAATCTTTTCTTCCAGCATGGCAATGCGCTCGCGCAGCACCCTGCAATCATCTTCCGAAGAGTTGATCGTCTGTGTCCCATTGTTGTTCTCGCCGTTGATGGTGTTGATGGTGGCATATCCTTGTGCCATGCTGCCGTTATCCACTGACAGCTCTTTTTTGGCGTCGGCCTTCGCCTGGCCATAACGCAGCCAATCCAAGTCTTCGTCAAAAGCCTTGGCAATCCTTGCAAGATATTCCAGCGAAAAACCGTTCTTGAGCGAGCGACTAAAAGCAGGAGGTGTAATACCACACTTAGTTGCGAAATCCTTTTTCGATAAGTTAGTGCGCCCGATAAGCGACATCACTCTTAATGTTGAATCTGTTGTCATAATTACCAAAATGTTAATTTATTCGATATAATTGTTAATCAGAAACGCTCATTTTGTAAAACAAAGTTAAATTTGGAAATTTTCTATTACCAAGTTGGTAATTGTTTGGTAATTTTTTATACCTTTGCAATCGTTGACAGGGCCTCAGTAATCACTCTAAGGTGTATCACAAAAGGCTCAACCAACAATCAGTATGCAAAGATAATAAATAAAAACGATATGGCAAAGAGAAAAGCAATAAAACTTCGCATGGGATGCAGAAAAAAACTGCAAGACGCTTGCGGGGTTAGCAGAGCTACCGTTTCACGGGCTTTGGCTTGGGATGCCGACACCGACATCCAGAACCTCGTCCGACAAAGAGCGCGAGAGCTTGGATATGTTAAAAGATTTTGATATTGACAGCTATGCAAAAGACAGTAGTAAAAGAGATTGAAAAGATATGGCTTTCCAACGCTGAAGCTCAGCGTTATCTCGGAATGTCGGCAGGGTTCTTCAAGCACCTGCGGGAGAACGGAACGCTCCCTTATTACAAATTGGGACAGTCCGTCTTCTATAGAAAAGCCGACATTGACCGACTCTTGGAACGCAATAATGTTGTATAATTCATTATCATATTTTAAATGTATTAATAAATTCACTCATAAAAGAAATCTTAATTTCGTTTCGTCATAACACTGTCGCGAGACAGCAAATGACACAAAGCGGCAAGCGTGCCGCTCACAGGTGGAGGTACCGAGAGATTGCTCCTCCACCATCCGGGGTGACTCCTGCAACAACAACAGGGCAGGGAAAGAGGTTCGATTCCTCTTCACCTCACGCTTAATGTTAGAAAAGTCATAATTTAAAGTTGAAGTGTAAACACGACTGAAAGAACTCCGGTCGAAATTTCTACAGTCTCGCGTCACATGTGAATGCCATGCGAGACAAACGGGTAAAGGAGACAGGCTCCCGCGAGGTTCAAGACCTCATTACCCACAACCTTCCTTGCCACGCAAAGAAGAATGAGATCTTTAACATAATGGACAAAACAGCGAACGCCAAAAGGAGAAGGAGATAGCGCAATGAGCGCCGCGACCTCCGAAAGGACCGCGTTACGCACAAAGACCAGCTCTTCTGTGTCAAGTAGCAAGATGAACCGCAGCGGAATTAAAGAATCGTCGCTGTAGGCGCTCGCGAACAGCAACACAGTCTGGCCATGCAGGCATCACAAATCGCCTGTGTGAGACGTACCGCAAAGAACGTCTATAAACGGAGTAGTTATAAATAAAATAGTTTCTAAGTCTTCAATTTTTGTTAAAACACATGGGCGCATAGACAGAACACGCTTACAAGGCGCCGATTTCTGTTCTTTGCGTCCTTCTTAGAAAGATTATACTTTTTTCAAATGTTTTTATTGGTATTTAATATCACAGAGGCCTTCAATCCGTGAGGACAAATAGGCCTCAACTTGCGCAATCCAAGACGGGAAAGATTGACACCTCGTCGTCTTTTTTTTGCGGTTTGAGTCCGCATTTGCGCACACACGTTATTTGTTTTCATCCCATACCCTCTCTGAGGGGTGGCGTAGCTTGAGTTTTAAATATTTTTCACTTTTTGAGTTTTTTGAACACTCCGAGGCCAGAGTTCGTGAGAATACTGGCCTTTTTTAAATTTAGTCAATTATGAAAGTAATCCAGAGTCTAAAATTAGACAAACAAAATATCGCTCTTTTCAAAGAGCTGCCGTGCGTCAAGTCCGTTGAGACCGACAGCAGCGGCAACCCGACGGTCACGCTTCACCCCGACTCAACGCGAGGGTCACACGTCTTGCGGAATGGCGATTATCTCGTCTGCTTCGCAAGCCACCTGTGGCAGCGCTTCGGCCCTCTCGCCTTTGAACGCCTCATCGCTTCACCACAGTAAAACCAACGCATCATGAAGATAATCCTCATCTCCACCGTCATCACGCTCATAGCCCTCACGGCAGGAGCGTGGGCAATACAGAAAACCGTTGACAAGATTGTTCAATTCTTTAACAACGACCACAATGACGCATAACTGCCACACATGCCTCTTCGGACGATGGTGTGACAACCCCGTCCGTGACCCGTCGCCCCTTTCTGAGGCGACATGCCCCAACTGGGAATTTCGTTACGAAAAACAAGACTGATAGCTTATGCCCAGAATAGTACAGCACAAATACACCGCATCCGGCGGAGCCGTCTACGACTCTGCCGATGAGTACAGGTACCATCAAATCCTGCTCGCCTCTCCCGATGTCTCTTGCATCCATCGACAGGTCCGGCTGCTCATCATCCCAAAAGTGGAGATGATCGTCCCCAAGCAGCTCAAGACGAAGATACGGTATGACAAGAGGCAGCTCGTCTCGCCGCATCATTACAAGCCCGATTTTATCTTCTTCGAGCGCGGACGCATCGTCATCTGCGACGTGAAGTCCTCTTACACGGCAACCATGCGCGAGTTCAACATCACGGCGAAAGCGTGCATACAGAAAATCGTCGCCCACAACAGGCGGCGACACGGAGGCGAGCCTGTGGTTATCTTCAGGAAAGCCATTGCCATGCCCAGGCATCAGTGGCGCATAATCGACTACCCGCCAGCCGGGTGTAAAATCATATAACAATGGGAAAGCGCCTTACATCGTGGCAATGTCAATATATCATTGACCACATCAACGACCGACCGCGCTCAAAGGTGGCAAAAGCCGCGGGTGTAAGCATCTCCGCTCTTTATGCCTGCATCAAGGCACAGGGCGGCATCGTCGACCACTCTCTGTCCACCCCGTCAGAGGAACGCATGAACATTGTGAAGGAACATTATCCCTACATGTCTCTGAGGGAGATAAGCTCGTCCTTCGACATCCCCTATGCTTCCGTGGCCCGACTCGCAAAGAAGATGGGCTTGAAACACACCGAAGACACCGAAAAACGCCTCAGGCTAAAGCATAAAGACACGTTCAACCGGGTCTTCAACCCCTCTTCGCGCAAGGCGTTTATAGCCAAGATGAAGCGCCTACGCACATTGGAGCGCTTCCGCATAATGTCGGGCATGCCGCAGAAGACGAAGCTGCGCATCTCGCTCCTCAACCCTAAAGCTCAGGTAGCGGTCACGCGCCTCTGCCGCGAACGCAACTATTTCCGCGACATCGAAGCCGGCGGTCATTTCACGCTCTTCTACGATGAACAGACCGACAGGACACCCTTTGAGCACCTCTATGTCGCTCGTTACAGAATATGCTTCAAATCTTCAATATAATTTTTTAAAAACAGATTTTTATGGGAAAACTTATCACAACATCCCTCGGCCACTATTACGAGGTAAAAGCCAGCATCATCTCCCAAGACAAGGATGGCGTGGTCAAGAGAGTCAGAACAGCTCTCGTCACCGATGCCGCCTCCTTCGGCGATGCTGAAGAAACCGCACTTAAGGTCCTCGGCGAAGATTCTCCCGAGCTGCAGATCCTTGCCATCACACCCGCCTCTTACAACGAGGTCTACGCAGGACAGTTCTGCGAACGCTTCTTCAAGGTGAAGGTCAGGCAGACGGTCTGTTCCGACGGCAAGGAGAAGGCTCAGAACATCTTTTATCTTGTCGATGCTCAAGACATCAACGAGGCAAAGTGCATCGTCAACTCTTTCTTTGACGGTACAATGATTGATTACGACATCATTGCCATCGTCGAGACACCGATCACCACCTTTGTCTTCGACCATAAAGTTATGCCCCTATGACAGAAGACCAGTTTCCGACAAGAGGTAGCATCTCCACAGAGACGCTACGAACGGTCCACGCTTGCCTCATGGAGCTGCTGCGCTCCGAAATTCAGAACATCGCAAAAAGGGCTCTCATCGTCGACATCCAGGAGCGCAAGCGTTTACCCTACAACAACAAAATGGACATATTTTTCTATAAACACATTTAATCACACACATCATGCCAATTATCAAGAAAAACGAAGTCGCACCTGAGCGACCCGTCGTTATCGTCATCTACGGCACACCGGGCTCTGGTAAGACGTCGCTCGCGACAACCGCCGACGCGCCGATCCTTATCGACTGTGACCGTGGCTTCGACCGCGCCGTGCAGCGCGTCGACACGCTCTGCGTTAACACATGGGAGGAAATCCTCGCTGCCATACCCGACTTTGCCGCTTACCACACCATCATCTGTGACACGGCGAAAGCCATGCTCGACGATTTTCTCTCCGAGTATGTGTGCAAGCAAAACTACAAGCTGCGCACCAACTCTCTTAAACGCTTCGGACAGATGGGTGACGAGTTCAAGGCGTTCGTCGGCACCCTACAGTCTAACGGCACCGACCTCATCTTTGTCTGTCACGACAAGGAGACATCTGAGGGCGATGTGGTACGCCATTCGCCCGACTGCACAGGACAGTCTAAAGACCTCCTCCTGCGCAAGGCCGACCAGGTGGGCTACATCTCTATCGTCAACGGCAAGCGTCACATCACCTTCGACCCTTCCGACAATTTCGTCGGAAAGAACGTGGCTCAGATCAAGCCGATGCCCATACCCGATGCGTCCTCGCCCGAGTTCTCTGCGTTCATGGCGAATATCGTCAAGCAGGTAAAGACCTCCATACAGTCCCATTCTGAGGCGCAGCGCAAGGCAAACGTGCTCATAACAAAGCTCCGCGAAGATCTCGCAAAGGTCGACGACAACGACAGCGCCGCTGCTCTCCTCTCTGCCTGCAAGGAGCTGCCCGCCATAATGAAACGCCCGTTCTTCGCCGAGATCAACGCTGCTCTCACAGGCAGGGGCTTCGCCTATGCCGACGGCAAGTTCACGCTCCCCGAGCAAAAGGAGGACAAAAAGAAGAAGAACAAGGGCAAGGACGAAAACGCTAACGACAATGCCGACAACGCAAAACAGTAAACCTCTCGTCCGCGTCACGCAGATCGAAGCCTTCCGCCGCTATTTCTATCAGTCTGAACACGACAACTATGAAATTCCTGAACAGTCTGTCATAGATAGCATCACGGGGGCTTTCCAGGGAAACGAGATGACGCGCATAGGCACAGCCTTCCATGCCCTCGTGCAGACAGGCTGTCAGCCGTGCTCGCTCGCACCGGCAGGCTCACGCTCTTTCTCTTATTATGGCAAGGAGAAGCAGGAGCCTGTCCCCGAGGGGCGCACGTTCCTCGTCGACGGCCATGAGGTCACGCTCGACCTCGCACAGATCAAGGTCGCGCTCGATTATCGCTATCGCCACATCAACGCCTTCCATGAGGTTCGGCGTTTCTACGACTTTGGCCCTGCCGAAGTCACAGGCTGTGCCGACATGATCGACTGTGTTCAGATACGCGACATCAAGACAAAGTTCTCGCCACCGCAGGACGACTCCTATGTCAACTCCTGCCAGTGGCGCTATTATCTTCAGATCTTCGGCGCCGACGTGTTCTCTTTCGACCTCTTCTGCTTTGAAGGATATAAGCTTGAGAAACATGGCTACGACGTGCGCGGCTTGCCCCTCACGCCTCACACGCCGCCCATCTGTCTCTATCGCTATGCCGACATGGAACGCGACAACCGCATCCTTCTCGAAGAATTTCTTGAGTGGGCCGACAAGCGCTCGCTCACAAGCTATCTTTTAAATCAAACAATAAAGTAACAATGCAGATACAAGGAAACATCGTTAAGGTGTTTGAGCCGCGCTCAGGCACCTCGTCAAGCGGCAAGCAGTGGTGCTCGCTCGATTTCGTCGTGCAAGTACCTGGACAGTACGCGCGTCGCATAGCTCTCAACATCTTTGGAGAGGAGCGCATCAAGGCTCTCGCGCCAAAGGAGGGAGAGGTTAATGTCGTCGTCGATTTCGACATCGACGCCCACGAATACAACGGACGCTTCTACAACGAGATCAAGGCGTGGAACATCACGCGCACCGTGCAGCAGAACGCAGCAAGCGTGACAACGGCTTTGCAGGGAGCAGCAAACCCCATGAACCCGCAGAACCCGTTCCCGCCGCAGCAGCCTGCCGCGCAGACCGCGTCACAATCGTCCGACGACCTCCCCTTTTGACACCGATAAGGTGGTACAGTATCTTATAACACATCTTAACGCTACACTGCTATGATGTATAACCTCGCCAACGAGCTTGAAAGGGAGGCTTTCCTGTGCAAGGCAAAGAACCTCGCCTGCAAGCAGACAATGGTGGAGCTTGTGGAGAAGCGTCCGAGGTCTCTGGCCCAGAACGCTTACCTCCACACGGCTCTCGCCTTCTTTGCCTTGCAGGTGGGGCTTACCTTGCAAGAGGTCAAAGACGATTATTTCAAGCGCCATTGCAACCCCACGCTTTTCGTCCGCACGCGCTTCGACCATATCCTTAACACCTCGCGCTCCTATCTACGCTCCACAACGGAGCTGTCTAAAGAGGAGATGGGTGTGGCCATCGACCGCTTCCTCTCCTTTGCCGCTGAGAACGGGGTCTACATAGCACCGGCCGACGAATATGTCGCCGTTCTTCACATGCAGCACGACATCGAACGCAGCAAGCGGTTCATCTAAATACTGTCATCCATGTTTTTCCGCGACTCCTTACCGACCGACATTGGCAATCCGTTGGCCTCCTGTCTCCTCTTCTTTCTCGTATCACAAGCTGACAACGAGGGGGTGGTTCTTCTTAGCTATGCCGACATAGCTAAAGTCTTCGCGTGTTCAAAGGCGAGGGTGCAGCGGCTTGTGCAGCTTCTGGCTGCAAAACACCTTGTCGATACGGTCGCGATACGGTCGCGATACAAAAAATCGGGCTTAATGGTCTGTAATATAGCAAGTTACAAACGTCCCCAATACGATGGCGATACGATGACGATATGGTCGCATCCATCCGCTCCCGCTCCCAAGAAGGAAAAGCCGTCTTCGCCTAAGCCTGCCGACGACATCGGGCGACGGGCTGCTGCTTTCGTAGCAAAGGTCAACGCTTTCAAGGACAAATACAGCTCTAAGATGCTTGACAACTTTTGCCAATATTGGACCGAGCACAACGAGCATGGTTCAAAGATGCGCTACGAGAAAGAACCGACCTTCGACATCGGCCGCCGACTCTCACGATGGAGCAGAACCGATTTTAAACACTCTAACAACACATCTTTGGGTGTCGTCGTGCAAGACACCCAAAAGAAAGATTATGAACAGTCTCTATGGTAGATTTCGATTTTCAACAACTCATCGACGATTACGACGAGTGGATTCCGCTGCCCCATCCCGTCTACATCTCCATACCCGATGCCGAGAAGCATCTGCGCAGCGCACTCAACTATCTTGTCAACCGCTTCTCAAGGGGCCAGACAACAGAAGCCATCTGGAACGAGCGCGAGTACAGGCCCATCGTCAACTGGATGACCCGCAACCGCGGACGTGGCCTCTGCCTCATAGGCTCCTGTGGGCGCGGAAAATCTCTCATAGGCAAGTATGCCCTGCCTTACCTCATACGCTTCTTTTGCAACAAGAACATATATGCCTATTCCGCACAGCAGCTCAACACCATTCCCCAGGAGGTCTTGTCTCGCCACCTCGTCTACATAGATGATGTCGGCACAGAAGATGTCTCAAACATCTATGGCAACAAGCGCATCCCTTTCCTTGAACTGTGCGATCAGGCCGAAGCAGAAGGAAATCTCCTCATCTTCTCTTCCAATCTCACCGTCCCCGAGCTGTCTGCCAAGTACGGCGAAAGAACGATAGACCGCTTGCGGGCAACAACGTCCATCGTTTCCTTCAACGGACCGTCGCTAAGAAGATAATCTTATGAAAAAGTCTCTCAGTTCCCTGATCGCCCAATGGCTCGCCGAGCATCCTGACGCTACGCCACAACAGGCCATCTGGGCTGGCGCTCGCATCGAGATAGAGCTTTGGTGTGGGCGACATAACGATAACCCTTAAAACAACAAAGTCATGCAATCATTGTTCATCACGCGCCGCTGCATCATCACCCTCAGTGGCGGACATAAAGTACAGGCCACGCTCTCCATACCGCAGCCTCGCAAGCCGCTCTTCATAGAACAGCTTGAAGAGCAGTTCATAAAAGAGTTCAACCGCAGCCAGCCTCACGCTGCTGGCAAGGCTGTGAAAGTCCACATCATGCGCAATTAACAATCATCAACAATATGAAACATATAAAGTCTTATCTCATCCACCTCCTCGGTGGAGTCACAAAACAAGAGTTAGCAAGGGAAAAGGCACCCTCCTACCTGTTCTGGCATTTTTGCATGCTAAATAGAATCAATAGCATAAAGCAAAAGGCCGACTCTCTCTATGGCACACCTCCCGAAGAGTGGTGTCGCAAGGTGTACAAGTATATAACAGACGAAATGGGCAATATAACAGACGAAATAGATAATATGAAAAATAATGTACACGAAAAAGAGAAAGGAGGCGACAAATGAAAGATGCTCTAACCATAGAAATGGTTGATAATGGTTATATCGTGCGTGGAGAAGGTTTTTCACAAGTTATAGACGTTACGCAAGATAAAGCTGAAAACCTGGTTCATCGACTTGGAAAATATCTTCGCGACCTCATACTCCAAAGCATGGGCGATCTTGGTTCATACAAGGTAAAAATAGAAATCAACATAACAAATGCAGATGTCTAACAAAACAAAAATATGAAAATATCAAAATGGAAAAGCGCCTCTTTCGTGGCATGGGGCGTCATGACGCTCATCGTCCTGAGCGCCGCTCTGAGAGGCGTGAGCAAGGCCGACACGGCAATAAACCTTGTCAGCATCGCCGTCTTGCTGTTCTGGACGCTCCTGTCCTTGGCAACAAATTGTCTAACATCTTTTTTTAAAAAAAAACAAACAAAAATGAGAAATTTTAAATCAGTGTGTCTGTTTTCGCTGCTTGCCGCAGCATCGTGTCTAACCTCTTGCAGCGAGCGCATAGACGCTGGCTCAGAAGGCATCCTCGTCAACCTGTACGGTTCTGAAAAAGGTGTCGATGACGTCAGCCTCGTTACAGGCCGCGTGTGGTACAACCCCTTCACAGAAGAGGTCTATGAGTACCCCACGTTCGTGCAGACAATCGACTATCCCGCGTTCACCATCAACGCCAAGGACGGCTCCGAGTTTACCGTCGACCCTACGGTGTCTCTAAAGATGATTGACGGCAATGCGCCAAAGGTGTTCAAGAAATACCGCAAAGAGCTGAAGGACATTATTGGAGGAACGCTCTTCAATTATGTCAAGGATGCCTTCCGCATACAGCTCAACAAGTACACAACCGACCAGATCGTCAGCAACCGCGACATGGTTGAGCGAGCTATCGAGGCACAGCTAAGCAAGGCTCTCATCAATGAACATTTTCATCTTGAGCAGCTTACCTCAGGACTCAAATATCCCAACTCCATCGTCGAGGCTGTCAACCAGAAGAACAAGGCTATCCAGGAGGCACAGCGAGCACTCAACGAGGTGGCCGTCAAAAAAGCTGAAGCTGAGAAGATGCTTGTACAGGCTCGTGCCGAGCGCGAAGCCAATGAGCTTAAATCTGCAACTCTTACTCCAGCCATCCTTAAAAAGATGTGGATTGAAAAATGGGATGGCAAGCTTCCTGTTTATGGAAACGTACCGCAAATTATGATGACTAAATAATTATTGTGTACCCCGTCTTTTACAAACGTTTAGGACGGGGGCTGCTATATCCTCATCTCCTCCTTGCTGTTACCAAGGAAGGAGATGAGACACAACAACATCAATAAAGATTATGAACAAACCAATCAAATCATACAAAGCCTTCGACGAAAACATGCGATGCCGGGGCTTTCAATACGAAGTCGGAAAAGAGTACGACATGAATGGCGACATCCAATGCTGTAAGCGTGGCTTCCATGCTTGCGAGTCTCCAATGGAGGTGTGGGATTATTACGACATGTTAACCTCGCGCTTCGCAGAGGTAGAACAGTCGGGCAAGATTAGCACAGGAAAGCATCCAACAAAGATCTGCTCCTCGCAAATCAAAATCAAAGCAGAGTTGAAGCTGGCTGACATCATCAATATCGGTGTCGAGTGGCTTAAGAACCTCACATCGCCTTATAAAGGCGACGCGGAGGGCAACTATGCCAAAATTGGCTCGTCAGGCGACTATGCCCAAATTGGCTCGTCAGGCGACTATGCCCAAATTGGCTCGTCAGGCAATAACGTCAAGATAGGCTCATCTGGTGACTGTGTCAAGATAGGCTCGTCAGGCATCGAAGCCAAGATAGGCTCGTCGGGCATCGAAGCCAAGATAGGCTCTTCAGGCGGCTATGCTCAGATAGGCTCTTCAGGCGGCTATGCTCAGATAGGCTCTTCGGGCGACTATGCCCAAATTGGCTCGTCAGGCGACTATTCCCAAATTGGCTCGTCAGGCGAAATGGCTCAAGTTAGCTCTTCGGGCTTCAACGCCAAGATAGATAGCACTGGAGAAAATTCGGTTATCATGTGTTCAGGCCTTGGTTCTGTTGCCAAAGCAAAGATTGGCTCCTGGATAACCCTTGCAGAGTGGGATCGTGATGAAAGAAAAGGCTGTTTGGTCCCCGTGTGCGTAAAGACGGAGCGTGTCGACGGCATCAAAATCAAGCCCGACACCTGGTATAAACTCAAAGACGGCGAATTTGTCGAAGTAACTGAGTAACTATAAACAGATAGTAATATGAAAAAGTTCATTGGAATTAAAGTTGTCAAGGCAGAGCCTATGACAATGACAGAAGCACAGAAAGTGCTTGGTAGAGAATTGAAGCCAGCAACCGTTGAGGAAGACGGCTTCTTGGTTGAGTACAAGGATGGCTATAAATCGTGGTCTCCTGCAAGTGTTTTTAATGAAGCATATCACCGCTTTGGAAAAATGTTCTTTGGTGAAGCTGTTGAGGCATTGAAGTCTGGTCTTGCTGTCCGTAGAGAAGGATGGAATGGAAAGGGCTTGTTTGTTGTCAAGCAGGTTCCTTCCCACATAACAGGTGACATCATTCCAAAGATGCAGTCTCTCCCTAAGTCTGCCAAAACCATCTTGATGAGCCGTAAGAATCCTCACATTGACTACACCAATCAGATGCTTATCATCAATCCAGATGGAAGAGCAGATTCTTGGGTTCCTTCTTCATCTGACGTATTTGCGGAAGATTGGGAGGTTGTAGATGAGTAAACCAGATTGTTTTAAATGCAGAAACTATAGTACTTGTGATTATAGAAAGCATGGAGAAAATTGTTTAGGTTGGAAATCCTTAGGAGAGTTTGTCTATTCTTGGGACGGGACATCAGGTAATCTTTAAATTTAATTACCCTCTCCATGTGACAGGTGGAGAGGGCCTAAAAACAATAATATGATTGATTTACATAGTTTAAAAATTGGAGATATAGTTTGTTCTTCCGATGATACCTTGGTCAAGGTGCATCACCTCGGAATAAATGGAGAGGTCTATTTTATGGCATACGCCGATGCCGCAAGAGGAAAATTGCAGAGAGAGCCGTACACCCGTTTTTATGGATTTATTTCTTCTTGCTATCAAGCTACAGAAGATCAAAAAAAATGGCTTGAAGATTGGATTGCGAAGAAGAGAGAGAAGGAGGTATATTATGTTATATAAGTCGAAAGTTGAACGTGAATATCCTAAAAGGATTCCTGTCAAGGATAAGCTTCCACAAATAGGCAAAGAGGTTTTAATCCACAAGTAATTAGCAAATTTTGAATTATTGGAGGGTTAAATATGACAAAATTTCAAGTCGTTAGATACTGGGACACATATCCCGATGGTGTTGTTGCAACTTGCGAAACAAAGGAAGAGGCAGAAAAAATATGCAATGAATATCGTAGAACCCGCAAGCCTATGTACGACTATTTAGTGAGGAAGGAGAATGAATAATGAACAGAGAAGAGTTGATAAATAATTATGGAAACGACATCTGTGAGTTGTGTTGCCGAGAGTATTTTACCAATAGAGCATATCCGGAAACGCTTTGCGAAGGTAGGTATTGCAACTTGGCAGAAGAGGATTTCGCAGATGAACATAATATAGAATTGGAGGATTGAACTATGGCGACAAAAGAAGACCCCTTCAAGGAATTTCCAAAAATAAGTAAGCTGGCAAAGGTGTTAGGCAAGACAGCCATAACATCTGACCCAACTTTGAGACAATGGAAAAGAACCTCGCTCCCATCTGTTCCAATCAAGGGAATTTATGTAGGCAATAGAACCTATGAAGTTAATAACGGATTTACAAAAAGAAAAAACTATGACTTTAGATGAAGCAATAGAGCACTGTAAACAAAAAGCTTCTGCTCTTGCAGAGTGTAATAAAGAATGTTCATTAGACCATCGACAATTAGCAGTATGGTTAAGTGATTTAAAAGCACTTACCAAGAATTGCTATGGTCACTATATGAAGACAATAGACAGTTTCGTGCGTGATTTTTCAATTGCAGCTATCCAAGGAAGATTAGCTGCAAATCCTACTATTACATCCGAAGAAATGGCAAAACTTGTTGCCAATGATGTAAAATATCTATTAGAAGAACTTGCATTAAACTATAGATATGTAGATTTTATTGATTCAACATTAAATAAAATAAATAACGTACATGACAAAAGAAGAAGCTAAATATTTTTATCCTATTCTACAGGCTTTTGCAGAAGGAAAGGTAATTGAGTGTAGAACCAAGCCAAGCAGCCTAAAAGATTCTGACACTCCGAATGAATGGACGGAAATGAAAGAGTTTGAATTTTGGAATAATACAGAGTATCGCATCAAGCCAGAGCCAAAGTACCGACCGTTCGTTAACGCGGAAGAGTGCTGGCAAGAGATGCAGAAACACCAACCGTTCGGGTGGTTGAAGTTGAAATGTGAAGATACTGTATATGGTATGCTTACACTTATCAAAGATAAGGGTGCAGTAGTTGGTATCAACGATACTCCTTTTTGCTATCGCCATTTATTTTATAACTACACTTTCGCCGACGGCACACCCTTCGGCGTAAAGGAGGACTAATAATGAAACAAGAATATATAATCGACAAAGACCTTAAAGACATGCTCATCTCATGGTTTGAGGATATTGAAAGCATTAGTAGCAAGCTTACCAGTGGCAATGTTTCACACCAGGGGCCGACTATCAGAAATAAAGCAGTAAGATGTGCCAAATTTATTAAAGAACATTGTAAATAAATGATAACACTTTTAATAATTTATTTAAGCTGTTGTATACTTAATTTAGGTATAAGTATATTTTGGCTTTCTATACAAAATGAAAGTTATGAACCTGTAACTAAAAACGATATATTTGTGTCTATATCGTTTATTTTAACCTCATTTATAGGTTCGATGTTAGCTGTAAGTTTCATAATATCTGATTTTATAATATTTGGAAATCATGATAAACCTTTATCTTAAAAAAATGTTATGGCATGGATATGTGTAGGATATGGTGGCGAAGAACTTATATTCAACAATAAACCACATAGAAGTATTTATAAAAACGTGTTCCAGATTGATGAAAATGATGTGTTTACACATGAATGGACAGATGACAAATATCCTGGTTGCATAAATCTTCCCAAAGGAACCATTAAGAAACTCATCGGAAGAGAGCTTACATGGGAAGATGAACCTGTCGAAATTAAAGAAGAGTAACATTACTGCATAAGGGAGGACTAATTATGTACAAACCGATTACAATGTATCAAATAGTCTGTGACAAATGTGGCAAAACGTTTGATGGCACAGACACATGTTCAGGTCTGTTCAGCAACACACAGACCGATATTTCCGACTATTCCGACTGGGAAGAAATAAACGGCAAGCACTATTGCCCCGATTGTTACGAAGTGGAAATTATAGACGGAAAATATAATGTTAAAGCAAAATAGTCATGGATATGGCAGCACAAACAAGCAACGTTGAAACGTTCTACATCGACACAGGATCGTCAACGCTCTATTTTCAGACAACAGAAAACACCGTCACCATAAAAGACCGAACAATAACCCTAAGCCGGCACAGCTTCCTCCTGTTCCTCGCGACAGCGAAAGAGCTCGGCTTCAAAACAGGAAAAATATGACAGACACACCACCGTCAGTAAACGCCTTTGCCCTCACGGCAGAGGCAAAGCAAAAGACATTGGGCAACATCGACCGCTGCTGCTCGCTCTTCTACGTCGCCATGGCGTCCATCTACAACGTGGCACAGTCGGCCATGGTCGATGCCCACGCCTTCCTGCGTCAGCACCCTGCCTACAGGCAGGAGATCAAACGCTCAGCTAAGAAAGCACTCCTCGCTTACGAAAGGCTCGACAAGGCCCTTCAGCAGACCCTCGGCGACAGATACCAGCTCTGGCTCGACCTCTCCGACAATGTAGACGACGAGATGCGCAGCCACATACAGACCCTGCGCCTCTCCTTCGACGCATGGCTCCTACGCTACAACGTGCAGGAGCACGCCCTGCTCGCCCACATGGAGACAGCCCTGACCATCGTGCGCATGGCACAGCAGACCTTCGGCATCCTCTTCGACAAGTTCGATGAGCAGATACATGTCAACCTCCGCCCTCTCTTCGCCGGGGCCGACTTTCGCGACGTCTTGTTCTGGTGGCAGAGGGCGACAGACACCCTCATAAAGATGTATCAGCCCAAGGAGCACATCAACTTTAACCAGTCCAAGGACATCAACCTCGCCTACGAGATCATCGCAAGAAAACTCACCGACGAGCACATCTTCAACAGGGCAAGCGAACAGGCCCTCAAGCAGAACCCCGACAAGTGGCATCTTCTCGACAAAGAAGACCGCATGAGGCTCAAGAAGGGCTTGCCGCTGTCATAAAACCCAGTCAACGAAATGCGGGCGTAGCATCAGAAGCCTACGTCCGCATTTCGTTTTCTTTCATTCTTTTCCCGCGCCGTTGCGCGTGCCCGAAAGAGGCGATCCGCCGTACATCTTGTTTACGGCAATCTCTTTCACACATTCTCCCACCTTTTCCACAAGGCTCACGATAGCATCGTCAACCTCAAAAATGGCGTCATAGGCCTTTGCCGACACATCTTCCTTGTCAACACTCCCCGTAACCTCGCTCCACACCTCGTTGAAGTGTGCCAAAGCGTCAATAATCTTTGTTGTCTCCATCGTCTTCTTTCTTTAAGTTCTTAAATAAATCTTCACACAGCTGACCCAGTATGTAGCATGGCTCCTCGCCCAGCATGTCTATGCCGTCCTTCTCGCAGATGTGTGCCACAACGTGCAGCAGCTCGTGACCTATCGTGTTCACCACATCTGCCGCATCCGAAGCACCAACGGCAACAACGCTCTTGCGCTCCGCAACGTTCGAGTAGGTCAAGCCTCTCTCCGCGCTGCCAAGCGTGAGGTGGTGATATGCTTCCCTCACGGCTTCCCGACGACAGCCAATAGCCTCTAAGGCATCACATATCTCTGCCGCGTCGTCGCGGTCATAGCCCACGAAGCCCATCACCTCCCAACCATACAGGTCAAGCCTGATCTTTCTTCTCGTCATAACACATCGTCCCACGGTATCGGCAGACCGCCATGGCAACAGTCCGCGTAAAACCTGTTAAAGATGAAACCGTCCTTCTGGTCCACATCGTCCACCGTGTCCTTGACATAGCGTGCCATGCTCTCCTCGTCCTTGATCGAGCTGCCCCAAAAGTCGGCCTTGCACATGTTGGCAACATACACATGGTCATAACCAACAAGGTTGTCAAGTTTCAGACCTGCCGTCTCCAGCATCGCCTCCACCTTGTCCTTGCTTATAGGCTCTATAGGCTCTTCGCCGTCCGTAGCCTTGCTCTTTTTGCGCATCTGACCGACAGCCCAGTCACACATCTTCTTGTTAAAGTGATAGCCGTTATATCTTAGGTAGGCTATCATCCCTTCGGGCTTCATGTCGTAAACGTCCAGTGGCATCCTACATTTTCCCATCTTTCCCAATTTTGATGAGCTTTGGCAGCAGCGCAATAAACACCACCGCCAAAGCTTCGGTTAAACTAAAACTAAACATTAGTAACGGCCTCTACCTCTGCCGTAGCCTCTGCCGTCGCGCTCGCCGTAACGGCCCTCACGATCATCATCATAATCGTCACGCTCTCGCTCCATGCGCCATTCGTCGCGATAGTCGGGCATCGGACTCCTACGGCCCATCCGTCCGCGCTCACCGCTCAGGCTGTCAAGACATGACATCACCTTGCCGCCGTAACGCAGCATCTTCTCGGCGTTCTCCACAAGCTCGTCGAGCTTGTCTTCTCTGATCTCTATCATATACATAGTCTTTGTGTTTTTAAGAGCTTGCACTCGTCTTCTTGTTCAACGCCTTTTGCAGCATACTCTCGATGTTGTCAAGTGTGCCCTTCATCCCGCTGACGTCTGCCTCAAGGTTCCCTATGCGCTCTTCCTGCGCCTTCTCCTTGGCAATCTGGGGGTTCAACACACCGCGTATCTTCTCGCAGCTCGCAACGACCTTTTCGTGATAGTCCTTGCTCGCAAGAACGTCGCGCGACATCTTCAGCAACGCCTCGACCTCCGACAGCATGGCCTCTCTGCTCTCCGACACCACAAGGGTGCCCGAGTTCGCAATCTGCGCGTTCGATGGCAACTGCTTAAACTCTGCCTCGCCGTCTTGCATCTTCACCTTGATGTCAACCGTGGTCTCCATCCCCTGCATGCCCATCTGACCAGGCTGGTAAGTCGGAAATTTTGGCTGTGGGTTGCTGACGCTTACTACCTGTCCTATCTTCAGCACAGGCTCTCCACTCTTGTCAAGCACATAAAATATGCTGTTCTCTCTTAATCCGCTGAACATAAATAATAAGTGCTAATTTGTTAAACAATACCCGTCATAAGTTGAAGGGTGTTCGTGTCTCTCTCAAACCATAGCTGATATACGCCTGTTCCTGCTATATCGGCCACGGTCAAGGCCGCACCGTTAAATTTGGTAACAGCCTGTGTCGTCCCGTTCGTCTCAAAGAGGATAGGCAGCGTGCCCGTCGTGCCTGTCGGGATAGCCTGCATCAGGTTCACAAATATCGTGCCTCTGTAGCTGGCGTTCACGAAGGCGTGGTCCTTGAACGTAAACACCACGTTGTCTGTGTTCACCTTCACACCCGTCGAGCCGATAGCTGCCGATCCTCTACGGTTGACCCATGAAAAAGGATAGCCCCAAATCATAGTCTTGCCCTCCTCGCTTAATACCAAAAACCGCCACCGTTGACAGCGTTGTAACCGTACAGACCCATCTGAGCTGCTACACAGTTAGGAACAGCCTGAAATGGTTGGTACGGTACAGTCACCGTATCCGGCTGGGCACATTTGATTGCACCAACCTCCTTCTGCAAGCCAGCCAATGCCGCATTGATGGGAGCAATGGCCTGACCCACAATCTGACTCGTCATGGCAGACGATTTGTAGGTGCTGTTCTCCTCGCGCAGAGCGTCAAGCTTGTTCTGCATCTCGCGCATCTCCTGCTGCTTCTGACCGTTGACGATGGTAAGAGTGCTGTCCTTGATGGCATTTTTTAACTCACAAGACTGGTCCTTGGTAGCATAGGCAAGGGAAGAAGCCGCACGCTCCTGACCAACGGCCACGTTGTTGATGGCGTTCTGCAAGGCTCCCGTCTGCTGACACATGGCCAGCTTCACGTTGCCGTCCATCGCCGTGATGGCGTTGTTCGTCTTGCAGCAACACTCTGCCAGCTGGGTGGCGATAGCGTTGTTTCCCTGCATCAGAGCTGTAAGGACCTGGTTGGTGTTCATACCCATCTGGTTGCCTATGTTGCACACCTGCTGCCCAAGACTGTTGATAGCTGCCATCACAGCGTCGCTCGATGTGTTGAGGGCTGTAGCCAAGCTCTGCACGTCATAGCCGTTGCGCTGAACGGCTTGCATGATCACAGCCGTGTTGGCATCGTTGTTGATCATCGGCACAACGCCGCCCTGTCCGTTGGGCATCATGCCGCCGCCATAACCGCCGCCGAAGAAGTTGCCTCTGCCCATGATGATAAAGAGCAGCAGGATAGCGAACAGGTTGTCACCCCAGCTGTTGCCGTTTCCCCTGCCGTTGCAAAGGGCTAACAGACCCGGATCTACGCCCTGCTTCTGTAAGAGGGCTGGGAGCATAGCCAAAACGCTGTTAAGACCGCCGCCAGTGTTGGTGCCGTTCTCTCCGAACACATAAGTTTTACTCTCCATAATAACAATGTTTTTCTGTTTTTTTACTAATAGGTTTATTAACTCGTTTTCTGTAACGTTACATAGGCAAAGTTAGCAAGTTCTTCACAAACGGTTAACAACTCTATCAGTCTTTTTGTTATCCTTTCATTATCAGTCGGTTAGCTTGATAGGAGGTAATATCATTTTCCCTCACGTCCATACAAAAACGCGCCCACCCTGTCTCCAAGGTGAGCGCTTTTCCATCAGCCTCTCTTCTTTCTCAAGAACCACAGCACGTCCCATTTCGCCCAGTACCGCGTGTGTCCGCGTCTCTTCTTCTTTCCGTTGGGCAGCTCGCCTTTGGCAACGAGCCTGTTTAGCGTCGCCTCGCTCACGCCTAACCTGTCCTTCACCTCCTCCGTGCTCATCATCGGGTTCATCATGTTGGGCAGAATGTCCTGACACAGCGTCTCCATGTCTTCGTCCGACATCCCGCAAGCCGTGACCTTCTCGCCGCGCTTCTCCTGCTCGTCGGCGCGATAGCAGGCATCTGCAAGGCCCTGCAACAGCTGACCGAGCAGCCTGTAACCAAATAGCTTCTTCATCTTGCACCTCGTGAGTTAAATAAGCGTCTTCCTATCCGCGTCCTGTTTATAAAGTCATCGGCAAACCCGTAGAGGTAAAGCGTCAGCACCATCACCGTAAGACAATAGTGAGGCATCACCATAGCGTTGGTCGTGTACCATGACCAGTAGCACATGTGTATGGCGTTTACGCCAAACAGATAGAAGAACGGAATCCTGTAACGCCAGCACAGGAAAAAGAACCGCGAGGCCAACACTGTGACCAACGGCAAAATGTAAACCATGAAGTATATAAAGGCGTAGCACGCCGCGTTCTCTTCATGCACTAAAAACATCTCGCGCGGGCTGTGCCCGAAATCCCACATGCCGTACATGTGAAACAGCATTATCATCACTGGCACCCACTTGCAGAACCATCTGAAGAACCGTAGCGTCCTCCTCGAATATCTGTTACCTGTGTGCATCAGCACACCCAACACATCGCTGACGTCCCTGCCTTTCAGCAGCTCCATTGTCTCTTCTTGCTCTTCTTTTGTCATAGTCGTTGTTTTATGTAATATTTTGCAATATAGCAATTTGTCAGTATGTAATCAAGTAAAATGTTGTTAAGTTTTCAAAATTTTTCCGTCAACTTACATATCGTAACATGTTACCGCACACAAAAAAACAAAAACCTTTCCCATCCTCACGGACAGGAAAGGCCAAAACCTAACAATTAACAACCTTTTAAAAAATTAAGAAATGAGCATTTATCTTTATTCTTTTCTTCTCGTCAACCGTCCACGCGCCCACGCACATATATACAATATAAAACCTATCAGACACATCGGCCCTAAAATCTTGAAAACGGTATCTATATTATATACCACGCGCTCCCACAACGGCACCTTCCGTTCCACTGCAACAGGAACCCTTATTGTGTCCGTCCTCACAGCTGCCTTATACACCGTGTCGACGCGCCACCTCACCCTCTCTCTTTCTCGCCACGTCTCTTTGGTCTTATACACCGTGTCGCCCTTTGCTGTCACCCTCACGATCACCGAGTCGCTGACCCGTGCCGTGTCCCTCACAGTGTTTATGGCATACACCGTGTCCACCCTGTGAGAAGAGCTGCCTGTCACCTGTCTGCCCGGCGAACAGCTCGCAAACAGGTGGCCTATAAGCCAGCAGAGCACGCACCCCACAAGCACAGCCACCATCTTTCTGAACAATTCATCATAGTTTTCCATAGTCCATGTCTTTACGTTTCACACCATCTCCGTGCTTCCCATTCGCGTCGCTCCACAAGACCGCTCAGCACCTTTCCTCCAGCATACACCCATTTTTCAAACTCCCTGCAAATCTCCTTGTCAGAAGCACCCCGTTGAATGAGCTTAAGCAGCGTGCTCGACCGCAGATTGCCCAGCCCCACGTTAAAGCCAAAGTCCACAAGCGCGTCAAACCTTCCCTGTGTGTTGATGTGCTTCACCGCGTTAACAAAGCTCTCCACAGGCTGCAAATCCTCCCTTAGCCATCGTTCCGCCTTGTCAGCGTCACAGACCGTCTTCCGCGTCACGCCCTTAGTGTGACCGTAACCGCAGGTGTAGCGTCCAGCAGGACAGAGATAAGCCTTGCTTCTGTAGCCCTCAGCAGCCTTTATGTGCTTTAGCAGCGTCTCACTAACCTTCCACATCTTTCACCTCCTTTCCTTCCTTACAGTCCTTGCAGTTCCTGTTCGTCCGCGCCACATGCTGCTCATATTGTTCCAGCATCGCGTCCACGTTTGCAGGCAGGGCTTTCCGCCACTCACATCTTATAAACAGGTAGACCACCCACAGCATCTTGTTCTTCGGGTAAGCCTTCACCAAATTTTTCAGCGCGTTCTGCAAATAGATAATGCAGGCAGCGTATGTCAATATCTTCACAGGATATAAGCTCACGCCGTCATCGCCGCAGAGATACATTATGCCGCGTATCAGCTCTATCACGGCCAAGATAACGGCAAACTCATACAGCGCCCTCAGAAACTTGTCCCAAGAAAATTTCTTGCATCTTATCACACTCACGCCGTCCGCTCTCATCCCTGCCCACACGTTAAACATGCAGGCCAACGTCAGGGCAGCCAAAAAAGTGCCAGTCGGCGCAACAATAGCTAATAGGGTAGAGCACAGCAGCGTCCACACAAACCGCATCTGTTCAGGTACCAATCCGTTCATCGTTCTTTTCGTTTATTGGTTATACATCAATCAGCCACACAATCTCACCGTCCAATACGTCAGAAATACGTCTGCCAAGCTCGCTATCTCAAGCCAATAAAACGCCTTCACGTCCCGTCCGTCGTCCTTCTGTCCTGCATAAGCCATTCCTGCAAGATACGCGAGGGCTATAACGAGCGTAACAGGGTAACATGCCGTAATGCACCAAAATATGCAGCCTGCCGTGGCTACCCAAGCACCAAACCTGTGTACCTCGCGTTGCTCCTCACTAAGATAGCGGGGTGCCAGTCCAACCGTTATCATGCCGCAGCAGCCCAAGAAGGCCATCGGCTGCACCCCCTGCCCCGTGTCGAGCATGCACACCATCATGAGGAATGCCGACACGATCATAACAACCGAGAAGATCCATCCTCTCTTGTGCTCCGTTGTTCCGCCCAGCACCGTGCTGTCAGTCGTGTGCTGAAGCTGATAATACACACCGCTCACCATGTCGGGCACGCCGAAGCGCAGCGCTGTGAGCAACAGTAAACCTCCCAACAGCAGGAAGGCCCAAATACTTAATACTATCATCATATATCTCTTTTTTTAGTCTTTAAAATAATCTCAAATTTACAAAATTTTCTCCACACGGCAAAGCCCCGTCGGGTGCAAATTGCTCTCCCGACAAGGCCGTGCCTTTCGTTTTCTCTCACAGCAGACCGAAGGACCAATACCTCAGCCCCATGCCCACGCCCACAGCCAGGCAGCCGCGCACAAGGTCGCCCCTGTTCCACGTCCCGCCATAGTAATGGCATCTGTCGTTGTCCTCCTTCACGATGAGAGCCAACAGACCGAAGCCGCCGCCAAACGCGAAAGCGATGGTCATATACACCAGCATACCTAAAAGGTTTCTCTTTGTCGTTTTCTTCATGTCCGTCAATTTTTAAAGCAGTTAACACAATTTTAAAAGATGTTGTTACGAATTTTAGGTCTGTTAACACAATCCTTAGACCTGTTGAAATAATCCTTTAAATCGTCAAGCCGATTTTCAGACCATCAAACCGTGCCTAAACCGTCATCGTCAGCTTCGCAGGGTAGCCCTTAGTGTAGTCGTAGGTCAGCACCTCCTCAACGCTCGTCAGCTCGCCCACAGCCTTCTTGTGAGCCGCCGTAACGTTAAAGCACTCCAGGGCATACATCTCAAGTGCCGAGAGCAGCTGAATGGCCATGTCACAGCCCACCTCCAGCTTTGTGTTCCCGAGCCACAGCGTCGTCGTAGCCTGTCCCATAGCCTTCGCGATGGTCGTTGAGTTCATCAGCCCCACGCGCGTGGCCTTGTCGAGCCACACCACCGCGCCGTTGAGCATAAAGCCGTTCACGGCAGACGAGGTATCATATGCCTCGATCTGCTTCAGAACCTCCTCACGCGCCGCAGCCACCGGGTCATGCTGCTTCGTCAGGTCAAGCCATGTCGCGTCATAGACATAGACTGTAGCCTCCGTCTTCTCACCGTCGGGAGACTCCTGCTCCCTTTTCTCCTCACTCTCGCCCAGCAGCACCAACGCCTGTCTGCCGCCCTTGCAAATGGTCAGCGTTTGCTGACGCTCCATAAATTCTAATCTCATCATGCAAAAAATAATAAATAATAAATAATCTAAATTCCCAGCTCAGCACATATCAGGTCACACGCCTCCTGCTTCGTGGTGTGATATTCGTCGAAGAACACCTTTGTGCCGTCATGCTTTACATGAAGGTGTTGGTGCAGCTCCGCAGTACCGTTGGCAACAAGACGGAAAAACTCCACTATCTCCTCGCTGCCCTCTGTAGAGTGACAAAGCCGTTTCTGACCGTCATGCAGACAGACATACGTCAACCTTACCATGAACCCCTCCTTGCCTTCCTTGGCTTTCGCCTCCGACGACTCGATGTTAAACTCCACAGGCACCACCACGCTGCCGTCTGCCAAGTCACGCAGCTTCACCTTGTCGCCTTTCTGTGTCGTCACGGTCATGCCGTGCTTGTTTACAAGTTTCATATAGTTGTCCTCTATCATGTGTCTCAACCTCACACTGTCCGTCTTTAGCAGCATGCCACGGTAGCCTGCATAGTGTTTCCAGCCCGTCGCCCTACCTCTTATGGCGCGTCGCCGCATCTCCGCACGCACATGCACATAGCTCTGCTTGTAGTCATACTTGCAGAAGCGGAAGCCGTCGCCCACGCGCCGCATCTGGTAGTCGCCTTTCACCGCCAGCGAGAAGCGCCCCGCATAGAAAGACATAAGAAAGCTCATCGCCTCTCTCACCTCCTTCTTCTCTCCACACATCAACCTGTTGTCGCCAAAACCGAACAGGTCAACCTTGTAGCGGCGCAACACCTCGCGGTCGGCGATGACAAGCACAAACATGGCAAGAAGCTGACTGAGGCATCCGCCGATGGGCAGATATTCCATGTGCATGAACAGCCGTGTAAGCAGCCATCGCGTGTATGGACACACCACAACCTTGAACAGCTCGCCCAGCACGATGCGCGTCTGCAACGTCTCGTAGAAATGGCGAATGTCGGTCTGGCCCACCCACATGTCGGGGTGGCCCTTCACCCATTGACGTATCTTGTTCACCATGCAGAACCGTCGGTCTTTGCTAAGCAGCGAACGGCCCTTGATGCCCGAATAGATGTTACGGACCATCATGTTGCGCAGCTTCTTCTCAATGACGAGAAGGGTTAGCGTCTGCACAATGCGGTCATACATCGCCGACACGTCAGCGTTCCTGTCCTTGTCGCCCTTGCCCTTCTTGTGTATCACCTTGCGCTTCGGCGGCTTCGGCGTGTAGGTCATGTCGCGCAGCTCGCGTTCAATCCTGTCACACACCTTCTGCTTCTGTGCCGTCCATGCTTCAATCACGCTGTCGGGCGCATCCGTCCGGTCCATCGTGCGGTCAAACGCCATCTCTATAATTGTTCTGTTCACGAAGAAACGTCTGAGGTTTTTCAGTTTCCTCTTCTTGTTGGCTGTCTTCAACTCTTCCATAACGTCAGCTTCCTCAACGGTAGCCGACACGTTGCTTTCCGCGCTCCCGCAGCTGTCCCAGAAGGGCAGCTCCGAGCCGTAATCGCATCGTCCATGCCCACCAGTGGCGACATGGCCATCTTTAGTCTTTGAGCTTGCTGCTCCCGATGTGAGAGGTTTCCCTTTTTCCGTGTTGACAGCGAACGCCCCAGCGTAGTTGTTGTTGCCATTGCCAGCGTGATTGTTACAGTTCGCAGTACGAGCCGAGACGTTGCTGTTGTTCGCATTGCAACCAACCACAGAGCCGTTCTTCTCACCTTCGGTCTTGCATGTGTCGTCCGCGTGTGCGTTGTCGTGACTGGGATAGGTCGCGCACACACCTCTCGCCACATGCTCACACACCATGCCGACGTACCCGCGACCCTTGCCGCGAGGCGCAGAGGCTTTCGCCTCCCCATGCACGTTGTGTTTTTGTTTCTTCATGTTAAAACTCTTTTTTTTGATGTCGTCCTTCCGCATCTTTGGTCTGAAAATCGAGGCGGGGAGCGGCTCCACTAAGACGTTCCGCCGCTCCGCTTTGGCTTCAGGTCATGGCCTTCTTGCTTGGGCTCTCGCCGCAGCTTGCTAAGACGCAGCTTGCGATTGAGACTATTGTTAATTATTATTGTTTATTACTCTCGATTAAATTATTGTTTTAGGAGGACAGCGAACGCCCCAGCGTAGATGCCGTGGCCAAAGCCAGCGTGAGAGTTACAGAACGCAGCACGAGCCGAGACGCTGCTGCTGCTCGCATAGCAACCAACCACAGAGCCGTGTACCTGAGACGTGCCCACTCCTCCATTGTTTGACGGAGATAACCATAAGTAGGTACATTCGTGCGTGTGGAGCGAAGAACCTACCGTCTTATAGCAGAATTGCGACATGTTATAGTCGGAAGACTTTATATTACTCTCTCGCATGTCCGTCACACCATAATCCTTCATCTTGTTGAGTCCAACGAGCATTGGGGGCTTGGTGCCGTAGACACATTGAAAGGCGTTATTATTGAACACCGTCAGCGGCTGCACATCTTCCATGCTCTCCGTGCAACGGTAGTCTACATGCGTGGCTCCATCAATGTTATGTATTGTGTAATAGGCGTAGCTTATCTGACGGAACTGCCCGACGTAAGGCAAGGTGAAACCGCGATACACGGGTATGCTTACCTTCAGAATGGCAATAGCCCCGTCAAATGACACCTTCTTGTCGGTGCTCTGACAACCGTCGGCAATCTCTGTCTTGACATATCGGTTCACCACAGCGGTCATAACACCGTCCTTCATTCCCTCACAGCGAGGAACATCGCGCACGACAAAATAGAATTTTAGCATCTCCATGCCCTCGCCTGTATCGAGGTTCACGCTGCCGTCGCTTGCACACACGGCGTTGCCGTTCTCGTCATAATAGAAAATGTTGGCTTTGTTGCCTATCTTGTCAATAAGTCCTGCCTTGGCGATGGCATCAAGTATGCGTTGGCCTTCAAGCAGCTGCACAGGGTTGTATAAGGCTGTTGACAAGCCGTTCGCAAGCTGAATGTTCTTGTTCTTGCTTACGACATAGGCCTGTGAACTTAAATAATGGTTATAGTAGGTCTCGCCTGTAGCAGCAATGATCTTCCAGCCGCTCACGCCACTTATCGCATCGTCGTTAAACTGGCTCGCGCTTATGTTTTGCGCTGTCACGCCCGAGCCAAACATCTTCACGCCGGTGTGGTCAACCGAGCCTATCTCCGCAAACATGGTGGTCAGAAGAGCCTCGTAGGTGCCATGGTGCCAGCCCATGTAAGGACGGGCGGTCAACGGATCTGTATTCTTGTTCTGTGCGTTCTGTATGCTTGACACAGAACTTATGTTTGAAGCGTGGCCCGCCCCTCTGTTTATGTAAGATGCTTTCAGCACAGAAGTGTCGGCCGTGCCGTACATTCCGTTCAGTGTCGTGTTGTACACGCAGTGTGCCTGTGACCTTGTATCCCCCTCGATCTTCGCGTTCACGATCTCACAGGGTGTCATGCCGAACGCGGGCATCTTTTTCGACTCCACACCGTACCATTTGGCCGCTGTCTTGCCGATAGCCAAACAGTTCATCTCGCGTCCGTCAATAACCTTTGTCGCATTGATCAAATTGGCGTTGCGGTTTATGAGAATCACGTCACCATCGCTTCCGTCGATCTTCACCTCCTCGCCGTTCTCGTCGAGGGTCAGACGGCCGGGGGCACAGACGTGTGTCACCACACCGTCCTTCACCGTTGCCAGCTTCCACTCGGCTCCCACCTCATGCATCAACTGCTTGTCGCCAAACGTCATTTCCGCGTCAGGGCTCGCGTCGCCGTTCATCCTTACCATGCCCACATAGGGGTTGGTGTCAATAAATATTGCCATCTTCTCCTTCAGCTCAACGGCGAGCGAACGTGTCTCGTTCTCCTTCTGACTCAGATTGCCGAGCTGTGTGGAGATAGAGGCGAACACGCCGTCACGCAGCACCTTCATCGTCAAATCGGCTGTGCCCGTCTTGTAGCTCACAGCAACCGTCATGGAGGCGTTGCCCTGGAAATGGCTCATGAAACGACAATAGCCGTCTTCGGGCAGCTCGGCTTCAGCGTTAAGGCGCACAAGCGGGGCGTAGGAACCTACGGTGGTCTTATATTGATAAGGCAGCTCTGTCACCACAGCTCCGCTCTCGTCGGTAATGGTCATGCTCTTCGTGCCGTCCTCACCGTCGGCGTAGGCATAGCTATAGGCGTGTGTCTTACCCAGATAGGTAGCTGTGGCTGTGGCTGTCGTGCCATCCTCGTTGTAGGTGTAGGTGTAGTCGATGCTGCGCGTCTCCACACTGCTGATCTTCTCGGCAAAGATACACACCGTGCCGTCTACGATGTTGGGCTTGAACAGATATTCGTTGCCCTTCTCTGCCGTAAACTCGGCGATGGCCCAGCCTGTCTTTGCCACCTTCACGCCGTCGGCGCTTATGGCCACGTTCTGCTCAGCAGCCGTGAGCACAATGTCGGGACGCGCCGTGTAGTGGCCCAGACTCGCCTTCACGCGCTCCATCGAGGCCACAAGCTCTTTCACCTTCTCTCCCTCGCCTATGTTTATCGAGGCTTCATGTCCCTCTCTGTCGGTTATCGTCAGTGTGCCGTCTTCGGCAAGCGTGGCGTTCACGTTGTTTGCAGCCGTGGCGCTCTGCTCTGCCGCGCTCGCGGCCGTCTGTGCCGCACCCGCAGCTTGCAGGGCTGTGTCTGTGGCGGTCTTAACCTCGGCGAGAGCCTGTGAAGTCTCCTTCACGCGGTTCTGCTCGGCTTTGTCGCGCTGTGTCTCGGCTGCATCACGACGGGCCTCGGCAGATGCTCTCAATTTCTCGGCACTCTTACGCTCAGTCTCGGCTGTGCGCCGTGCATCCTCCGCTTCCGTGCGCTGTGTCTCGGCTGTGGCGCGTCCGCTCTCTGCCTCGCCTCGCGCTGCTTCGGCTTTTGTGCGCTCTGTCTCCGCAGCAGTGGCTGTGGCGTTCAGCTCATTGATGGCCTTAGTGGTCTTCTCTACCTCCGTGAGGTTAATCGCCATGCGCTCGTTCATAGCCTCGCCCTTCTCAGCAGCATCCTGTGCGCGTGCTGCCTGTGTGCTGGCGCTGTCCGCGCTTCCGTTGGCGTTGTTCGTCGCCTCCGTCACCTTATCCAAAGCAGCGTTCAGCTTGTCGCTCGCCGCGTTGGCTCTCGTCGCCGACTGTTCAGCAGCAAGGGCTTTGGTGTTGGCGTTGTCAGCGGCTGTCGTGGCGGTCTGTGCAGCGGTCTGTGCCGTCCCGGCAGCGTCATAAGAAGCCTGACCGTCCACAAGAATGCCCCACCACTCGTCTTCGCCCACAGGCTCATGTCCTGTGTTGCCCTCCTGCTTACTCCAATAGGTGGTGTTCTTCCATGTCACCACATGCAACCTACCATAGGTCGTTTCGGGCGAATATGCACCTTTTGGCGCAAAGCCCACTCTTCCTAAATTGATTTTCTTTGTTACCATATATCGCGATATAATTAATTAATAGTTCGTGTTAATGACGAGCTCTCCGTCTTCCGTCAGCTCATATCTGCCTTCGTTCCCGTCAGTGAGCTTCACGTTCAGCTCCATCTCGTCGGTGTCCACCTCGAAGGTGGGGAAGTCGACCGTGCCGCGGGAAAACTTGTCGGTCTTATCATAAGCACCTTTTTCTATGTTCCACACCATCCAGTAGCCGTCTTCCGATATGATGTTGGGGTGCTCCGCCGTGCTCTTCGCCCTGTCTGCCTGTGTGTTCGCTTTCTCGGCAGCTGTCGTGGCTGCGCCGATGGCTGTGTCGGCACGTTTCTCGATGTCGCCCATCTTGGTCTCCACGCCCTTCAAGGCCTCCTTGGTGTCGGCAATTGTCTCTTCAGCATCCTTTATCAGGTTGCCCAGCTCCACCGCGGGAGCCAGTACCACAAGGGCTGTGTCCATCTCCACGCTGTCCTCGCCCTCCTGCGGCTCAAACACCGTGTCACCGGCAGCGTTGTTGTCAACAATCTGAAACTGCTCGTACTCGTTGCTGCGCCAGTCGTTGCCGAACAACTTTCCTTTTACCTCCAAGGCATAGGTTCCCACAGCCACCTTGTCGCCCTCCACACGCGCAAGCAGCACGTTGTCCTCGCTCACATCAATGGTGTAGCTCAGGGCGATGCGTCTGTATTGGTTCACGATGTTCACCTTTATGTCCGTACACCCTGGTAGCGGAAACGCCACCTTCGCGCCGTCAACAATCTTCATGACAGGCACCCGCAACGTAAAGTCGTTGCCCCTAACAATCTTCTTCATAAACTCATAACAACAAAATAATAAATAATAAATAATAAATAATAAATAATTAAATAATCATCTAAGAAATTGCTCCTCTGCCTATAACCTCGCCGTTGAGCTTCAGCTGGCAGCCCCTCGCGCCGCTCGGCTTCGCAATCACCGACCCGTCGCTGCCTGTCGTAGGCATGGTTTCGCCAATAGCGTTTATCTCAAACTCGGCCTGCATCAGCTTACCGGGCATGAGCGTCATGACCTTGCCTTGACCCACCTCTGTCATGGGGAAGCTGCTGTCCTTGAAGCTCGCTGTGAGCGTCTGCGTGAAGCCGTCGATAACGAGCTGCAACTTGCTCTGATAAATCTTCGCGCTCTCAGACCCAAAGTTCTGAAGCGTCACAGAACCACTATAGCTGATCCAGTAGTTTTTCTT